GTCCTTCCCATAGCCCAAGGAAATTTCCTCGAATGGGCTCCGACGTACACTGGCCCGAGGTTCAATCTCCTTCATTGTGACTTCCCATATGGCATCGGGCTCGGCGAGTTGACGCATCGGACGGGGTCGAATGCTTTCCACCGAGAGGATGCTGAGCTTTACTCCGATACCCCAGACACTTACGCGGCGCTACTCGACGCCTTCGTCACCCACTTCGACCGCTTCGCCAGCGAAAGTTGCCATGTGATGTTTTGGTACTCAAACCGCCACGAAATCGAAGTGGCGACAAGAGCGGCCTTTGGACGCATTCCGGGATTTGCGTTCCTTCGGTTCCCACTCATCTGGCACAAGTCCGACAACGCGGGAATCTTGACGCCTGGAACGCCCCGGCATATCTATGAAACCTGTCTAATAGGGGGACGAGGCGACCGCCCCATTGTGAAGTATGTCTCCGACGCCTACTCCGCCCCCTCGGACAACTCCCTCCACGTATCGGCAAAGCCCGAGCCGATGTTGAAGTACTTCATGAGGATGTTCTGCGATGAGCATTCCAGGGTCTTCGATCCGACCTGCGGCTCCGGGAGCGCCCTCCGGGCAGCGGAAGCGTTGAAGGCTGAGCGGGTGATGGGGCTGGAGCTGAGCCCCGAAATGGTCCGAACTGCAAACACGGAGTTGCTCCGTGCGAGGGCTCTCCAAAGGGCAGCGGAGACAAGTACTTTGAATGGGGGAGGAAAATGACAAACTACCGTTCGAATCTCCTCGCATGAACCCTCTCGAACCCTTCTCCGCATGGTGTGGCTCGCGAAGCCCGCGAATGCTCCTCGTTGGCGAAGCATGGGGCCAGTCCGAGGACCTCCTCCAGGCTCCCTTTATCGGGCACTCCGGCAAGGAACTCATCCGGATGTTGGGCGATGCCAAAGTTGGCGACGGCCTCGCGTACAACACCATGAAAGCGGCGCTCTTTCGGGGCGACGAATACTTCATGGCACTTCGCGAGCAGTGGCTCCGGGACCATGGAATCGCTATGACGAATGTGTTTAACTTGCGCCCCTCCGACAACAAACTCGACGCGCTCTGCGGCCCAAGCGGAAAGGGCCTCACTTTCGCGGGGCGTCCGTTGCCGCCGCTCGTTCGGAGTCCGAGGCACCTTTACGTCCGAGAGGATTTCGTCGGGCACCTTGCCCGCCTCAGGGACGAGGTTGGGGCAGCGTCGCCGAATCTGGTAGTGGCACTAGGGGCAGCGGCACTTTGGGGCCTGACGGCCGCCCTGCGCTTGCCACAAGGCCAAGGGGCGTCGCACAGTGACATACGGGGGACCGTCCAACCGGGACCCCCCAAAATCCTCCCAACATTTCACCCCGCCTACGTCCTTCGCCAATGGAGCGCCCGCAGTGTGACCGTCAGCGACCTCATCAAAGCGTGGCAGGAGAGCGCAACGAAAGAGTTTCAACGTCCTTCACGCCGGGTTCGTATTAATCCGGAGTTGGACGACATTCGGGAGTGGTGGAGCGAAGCGCAACTCGTCGCGAAGCGCGATACCGAGCATGTCTCCTGCGACATTGAGACCAAAGGGGGCCAAATCACCTCCATCGGGTTTGCGGTCGGCCGAGCGAACGGCCTTGTGGTACCGTTCGTCCTCGTTGGTGAGGACCCCCCGACGTACAAGTCGTACTGGCGGACTTCGCAGGACGAGCTAGGGGCTCGGAGGCTCTGCCGGAGCATCCTTGCTTCGCCCCTCCCAAAACTCTTCCAGAACGGCCTCTACGACATTCAGTGGCTACTTCGGGATGGCTACCGCGTCGCAAACGCCGCAGACGACACGATGTTGCTACACCACGCAATCCACCCTGAGATGCGGAAAGGGTTGGGGTTTTTGGGGAGCTTGTATACTTCCGAACCCGCCTGGAAGCTAATGCGGACGCGCGGCAAAGATGAGGAAGTGAAGTCTGATGAGTGAACGACGCATTCTCCGCCACGGCACTAGGGTCCGTGGAACGTACGGAATTGTGCATATTTCCAAATGCGTTCCAAATTCCTCCGGAAGGATTATAAGCCATCGTAAGGATAACCGCGGGTGTGTCACGGTTCGATGGGACAACGGGCAGACTGATCGCATACACGTTGATTTTCTTGAACCTGTGACGGTATAGGCACTCTAATGCCCCGAACAAAACTTCCGGACCGTCGAGGCGCTGAGACAATTGAGTTTACTCACGACAACTTGACGTATGTAGTAACATTTACAAGATGGAGTAATGGCACTCTTGCTGAACTCTTCATCGATGTTGCAAAACCAGGAGTCCCAATGAACCTCATCGCGAAAGACATGGCAACCTTGGCGAGTATAGCACTCCAGCATGGGGTTCCAACGAGCGAAATCATGTCTGCGTTGTCACAGGAACTGGACGGAACAATGTTAGGGCCGCTGGGAATAGTGTTGGCGCTGATTGAGAAAACCTCACTATGATCGCTCGTGTAGTTGATACTGCGACAATCTCGCAAAGCAACGTCGGGTTCAACCAAACCGAAACCGCGCAGCTCTATAACGGCCTCGACGCCTGCCTCACAACGGAAATCCTCTCCGAAGTGAAGAGAACATATACCTCGACTCGCTCGGTGTGGGAACCCCAATACGCCTTTACCCGTGCGCTTCAAGCCCCCTACCTCGACATGATGTGCCGTGGCTTCGCAGTGGACGCATTTGGCCGATACGAAGAAGCCAAGGCGCTCAAACGTCGCATCGCGAAGCTCGGCGCCCAGTTCGAACGGATTGTGTCGGGGGGCTTCGGCCTGCCGTCGCTGAACCACGCATCGACGAAGCAACTCAAGATGCTATTCTACGACGTGATGCATCTGCCGGAACAATGGAAGTCCGTTAAGGGTGCCCGCCACGTCGCAGTGGATCGCGAGGCGCTCGAGAAACTTTCGGAGAACTACATCCATGCAACGCCGCTTATCAATATCATCCTTACGATTAGAGATCTCACAAAGCAACTCGAGGTGTTCGAGTGTGATCTTGATAGCGATGGGAGATTCCGAGCTGGGTATAACATTGTTGGAACGGAAACGGGGCGGCCATCTTCAAGTACGAACGCGTTTGGCACCGGACGAAACGCACAAAATATTGACCCTTCTCTCCGACATGTTTTCCAAGCCGACGTCGGATTCCGACTCGGCTACGTAGACCTCGAGCAGGTCGAGGCGCGTGATGTGGGTTTCATTTGTGGGTGCCTCTTCAATGACTGGTCGCTCCTCGACGCCTGTGAGAGTGGGGACTTTCACACCAACAACGCTCGGAAAGTGTGGCACGACCTCAAGTGGCCCACCGACCCGAAGGCCGCTCGGGCAATGGCGAACCAAGTGTTCTACCGAAACTTCACCTACCGCGATATGGCGAAGCGCGGAGGGCATCTTTCGAACTACATGGGCACAGCGCACACCGCATCGAAGAGGCTCAAAATTCCGCTGGGGCTGATGGAGGACTTCCAGGCCCGATATTGCCGCGGGGGTCCTGGCATTACCCCGGCGTTCGGCTGCATCCCGAGGTGGTGGGCTTGGACGATCACAGAACTCCAGACGAAGGGCACCCTCCAGACGTTGTTTGGGTTCCGGCGGACCTTCCTCGGGCGTCCCAATGACCCCGCGACGCACCGCGAGGCGGTTGCATTCCAGCCCCAAGGGACCACCGCCCAGCGAATGAACCTTGGGATGTGGCGAGTGTGGCGACATGAGCCCCGAGTCGGGCTGCTGGCGCAGGGCTTCGACAGCATTGTGTTTCAGTTTCGCGAGACGACGCAGCGCGAAGAGGACGAGATCATGCAGCACGTCCTCGACCTCATCAAAGTAGAGCTTCGCTCCCCGAGCGGCCGCCGTTACGCCGTTCCAGGAGACGCCAAGGTCGGGTGGAATTGGGGAAACGAAAACACCGAGGCAATGAATGCAGAGCGGGTGAAGCGCCACGAGGCTCCGATGCCACTAAATCCCGACGGACTCCGCAAGTGGAAGTCGGGGCTTCGCGACGGCCGAACCCGCCAAAGGTTCCCTGGGATGGGCTTCGGCGGCGGCGACGATATCAGCTTTTGGGGGAGGTGAAGTAGTGTGCCGGAAGATCTCATCACAGATTGGTTCCAATACACCTCTGCAACCCAGGACGACAGGAGTCCGGAAATCTACCGCAAGTGGAGCGGCATTTCGCTGGTCGCCGGGGCCATGGAACGCAAAGTGTGGGTCCGGACCGGGATGAACCGGACGTACTGCAACCTTTACGTACTTCTGGTCGGCCCATCCGGCACCGGGAAATTCATTGTGGAAACCGTGAGGGAGTTCTGGAACGCCACAAGGGACCCATTCACAACCGCGAAGTCGTTCCACGTAGCGTCGGACTCCCTGACGAAAGCGTCGCTAATTGATGCCCTCGGGAGGGCTCGGCAAGTGAAGCTGAACGAACGCGGCGAAACCGAGACGTATCATTCGCTCCTCGTGGCATCCGAGGAATTTAAGGTCCTCCTGCCCGCATACGACATGGAATACATTGGAACTCTCGAACGTGTCTGGAACTCTCCACCCCGTCACGTCGAGGAACGCCGGTTCAACGTGAAGCTTGTGGAGATTGAGAAGCCTCAACTAAACATCCTCGCCGGGGTACAGCCATCCTATTTTGCAACGGTGTTTCCCGAAGAAGTCTGGTCGACGGGTCTCGCCCGTCGAATTGTGATGGTGTATTCGTCCGAGCGCCGCATCCGCGATCCCTTCACCGAGTACCCGGACCCTTTTGTCCTCCGGAAGCGGATCTTGGAAAAGCTCGCCAAGATTTCCGTGATGTGGGGCGAACTCCGGTGGGCACCCGATGCAAAGCAATACTTCCAGGAGTGGGTCCTTGCGGGAGAGCCGCCAGTTCCGACACATTCGAGGATGATTCCATACAATACCGAGCGTGCTCGGTTCATCCAAAAGCTCGCCGGCATCTCCGCAGTGTCCCGCAAAATCGACCTCAGCGGGATCGACCGGATTGACATCGAGCGTGCCCTAGAGTGGCTCTTTGAGATCGAAAGTAAGATGCCAGAGGTGTTCCGGGCGATGCAGGGGAAGAACGATTGGGCTATAGTTGAAGAATTATATCACTGGCTAGTAGGCGTCTACCGCAAAAGTGCAAAACCTATTCCAGGTGGACGTATCATAGAATTTATTGGTGAAAGAATAACTGCGGATAAAGTAGAACGTACTCTCGCCCTTGCAGTGCGTACTAGGGCAATAGAGTGTGTTGATCAAGGCGCGGATCTTTGGAAGCCTCTTGCAAAACAATTTAGAGTATCGGAGTGAAAGCGAAATGTTAGAGGAGACAACACAATGAGCGAACGAACTATTTATACTTGTGACAACTGCGGTGCAGAGGGCGGGAAGTTCGAGGAGTTCATCAAACTTACATTGTCACGGAGTCATTGGGCTAACGACAATATAAATAACTACACCCCATGGGGTGTTTCGATTGGGAGCAAGCTATTCTGCAAGAAATGCTACGAGGAGATGTTCGGATTGGCTTTTAACAGTCTAACGAAGTTCCCCCAAGCATTGGACCTGAAAGGTTCATTCTTCACAAGGGGTTTAGTTGCCTTGGCAAAGTTGTTTGCCCCAACCACGGACGCCCCATAACTCCCTGTCCCGCGCAAAGGACCCTCACGATGACCGAAGAAACCCGCAGACTCCGCGCTATCACAGTCGCCGAAGCCGACGCCAACCTCGCGTACAACATCCCCTCGCTCTACACCAACTTCGTGCATTTCGCTTACATCAACGGGGTGTTTCGGGTCACGTTCTTCGAACAACACCTAGGCCAAGTCGCGGAAGGCTCGTCCGAAGTCCGGGGGATTGTATCACCCCGAGTGAGCGTCATAATGGTTCCCCAGATCGCAGGGGAGTTCCTAAAGTCCTTCGGGGAACTCTACAACACTATAGCCAAGGGGGTGCTCGAAGGAGCCGCGACGATGATGCCGAGCGACGAAAGCGGAAGGCCAAACTAACGAAGGCGCGAAAGGAGATATGCCAGTGTCAGAACTAGAAGAACTAAAACGCTGCCCTTTTTGCAATGCGGCAGCAAAACTCCACAGTTTTGGAGATGCTGGCCAAGCAGGTTCGCAAAGTTGGTCTACAGTAGTTCGTTGCACAATCTGTCAAGCACAAGGTCCTGTGTTTCGTGATGGTGCATTTCAGCCCGAAGGGCAGCATCTTAAAGCTATCGAAGGATGGAATAATGCACCAAGAAATTACTTCGCAAACATGACAGATGCTTGGCTTAACAAGCCTAAGGAGCCACTTTGATGCCCCTTCTCATCCTGGAGCGAAGCTGATGCTAATTGCCGCAATTGCTACTTATGCGCTATGGCCCTACATCCTCGTCGGGATTATTGTCGCGATGATGCTGGCGCTAACAAGGGGTTAGCATCAGGCGAAGCCCCTACGGCAGTTCCAGCAATCCCGCCCGTGATGGGGACGTTCAGCAGCCTCGGATTCTTAACTACTTTGCCGAGGAACCTTGCAGCGGGGGGAAGCGCCATTGCTGCGGCGGTCAAGGCGTAAGGAGGAGCAGTTGCGCCAAGCGATGCATCATGCGCGTAGGACTCCGCGAGCCTACCCGCCACGTACCCCACACTTCCCATCGACGGAATCTCCGCAAGGTGCTGAATGTTTAGCAGCGGGCTTGGTGGCTTGCCTGACAACGAATTCAGCACCAACCGATCAAACGGATTCGGCACCAACGCCTCTTGCGTCGCGCGGGGCAACTTGGCCCACTTCTCGGGCTGGTTCCGCAAGAATGCCGCGGAGACTTCGTCAGCGGCTTCCGGAACCTGAGCCCGGAGGTTCGCGATCTCCCCCGAGTCCTTCCGCATTCCACCCCACAGAGCCTCAACGGCCCTACCTCCGGCGACGGGGTCCTTCGTTGGATTGACATCGCTGGCGATCTTCGAGAGAAGGTTCCCTGCATGATATAGCCCCGACGTCTTGGCATTATAGTCCGCCCACTCGGCGTCCGCACCGTAGCGCCCCATGGTATTTCCGATGTCAGCAGTGAGGGACTTATAGAGCGCAGAGGCTTGGGCCTCATTCACCCCCTTTGGCATCAGCTTCGGGTTCGAGATCCACTCGCCCACTGCACTCCGGAGGTCCATGGTATCTTGAAGAGGAGCTTTGAAGCCTGTTATGGTACCCTGCGGAGTGGTGTACTGTGGCGACGTTGGGGGCTCTGGGATGTGGAAGCCGACTCCCAAATCGGATGGTCCTGGCACGGTCTGGAGACCCTGGAAGGTGTCGGCTCGGATTGGGCTTGTCGGTCCGTAAGAAGGCATCGGGCCGCTCGTCATCTGGGGTGGAACTTCGTTCACAGGTCCGGCGGACTTGACTCCAGAGGGAACTTCCCGCTGGGGCGAATATTCCATAATGGGATTGTTCCGCTGCGCGATACTTTCAAACATTGCCTTTAGTCGTGGGGGCATATCGGACACGAACGCATGGAACACATCTTTGTACACCCCACCTTGGGAAGTCAGTTCTCCAAGGGTCTTCATCGTCTCTGTGTTATCGGTTGTGGCTTCCGCGAGGGGGACCTTCCCGAACATGGTTGGTCCCGACACGTCCTCGCTCGTAGGTCCGAAGGCTTTCGCTTTGAGGTCTTCAATCTTCGATCCCAGCGAAGTCCGCCAATCCCGTACTTTCGCTTGTGCGACTTGGCCGGCCTCGTCCGCATTCAACGAGTCCCCTAACTTCGACGCAACGCTTTCGATGGGATTCCCGCCGGCAAACCGATGTGCTGCAATCGCCGCAGTTGCCCCAATGGTGGCCTCGACGGCGATCCGAGCACCAGGATCGAGCTTGTCGAGGTCAAGATTGCGGTCGGCCGCCTCGACAGTGACACCAGGAACCGCACCAAGGAGCCCACTCTCCCGGAGGAGCCGCGGAACCTCTGTGATAAGTTCCTTACCACCGGCCTGAAGGAGCGCCGGCAATCGAGTGATTGCGCCTCCCGTGAGCGCGGCAGCTCCGCCCGCGACCGCGGCAGACCCGTATGCTTCGGCGGCGTTTTGGGGCTTCGCGATGCTACCGAAGTCTGGCGTCGGTACGCGGGGGAGGTCGGACGTATCAGGCGTGACGTTCTCCCCACGCAGTAGTGCTGGTAGGTCCCTTATGGGAGTCGTCAGGACCCTCGGCAGCACCGGCGCAGTGAACCGATTGAGGGTGTCTGCGGCCTCTGCTGGGAAGTTTACCAACCCCGTGACGCCTTGGGCCGCAGCTTGAAGTGCCATTGCAGGATAGTGCCCGAGATCGTTCAGAACGCGCCCAGCGGACCAACCGGGGTCGGCGGGGGTAGCCGCAGGAGTCGCAGTGGTAGTTCCTCCGCCCCCGCTAAGATGCGCCTTGATCTCGTTATCCGAGTACCCCGCCGCACGGGCCGCCGCGATCCCAGCCTGGATCTTCGCAATCTCTGTGTCAGAGTGGCCCGCTGCGCGGGCGGCGTCGACGTCGAAATCAGCCATGCGAAGCTCCTACTGCAACTGTCACTTGAAGAAACTCTCAATCGGCGGACGCTTCGCCCCCGAAGTCGCCTCGCCGGTGCCGCCTTTGAGGGCGATCGGGGAAACTCCACCGAGCGATATGCCCTTGGGCATAACGAGTTTGCTCTCATCGAAATTTTTATTGTACCAACTTGGGAAGTCTGCCAAGTCGAGTCCTTCAACTGAAGGATCTTTCTTTCCAATCAGTTGTTTGAAATTTGTGAAACTCTGTCCTTGGTCGTATCCGACGAGCAGAGTATAACGCAAGTTACTCATGATTGTTGCAAGCGCCCGAGGGTCCTGCGTGTCACCCATCATTTCGAGATAACGATCGACTTCCGACCGCATCACTCGTCCGGTTCCTTGGGCGTCGGCCTTGAGGGTCTGAACGCCTGCCCGTGAGACTAGGCTCTGAAAAACCTGCTGTGCAGGCAGCGAGCCGTTCGAAATCTTCTCGATCGTGTCATCCGGGATGTCGAGCCCAGCGTTACGCAACCCTTGCGCCAGCTTCGCCAACCCTTCCCGCGTATTTGCGAACCCCCCAGCCTGAAACTGCCCGAGCGCCTGGATCATCAAGTCCACCCGCTTTGCCATTGTTGGAAGAGCCTTCGCGTTGTCATTGACTTCTTCCTGAATAGCCCCACCGAGTTCGCCAGTCTTCTTCATGAACTCCGCGGAGGCCAACGAAGGTCCCATCACGACGGAGGCTTCATTCGGGGGACCTTTCGCGGGTTCCGGAAGCGGAGCGGGAGCCCCCGGCGACGCAGGGGTTCCTTGGGGCTTCGGCCCTCCCGCTAGGATAGGACTCGCGGTTCCGGGTCCGGCGCCTCCGCCGCCCAAGATTGGACTTGCCGCTTGCGTCGCTGGGGTGAACGAGGTCCCTGAAAATACCCCCTTCTGCATCGCACCAGTTGCAGTTGGAGCTTCGCCAAGCGTCGGAGCCACGCCCCCATTCCCCATCGCATAGATTTTATCCAGCGGCAACCCCCCGAACGACATGCCGATGTTTCGGAGGTTCTCCTGGACTTTCGCGTGTGCGGCATCTTTGTCGCCGGGGAGCCCCGTCGTCACGCTATCCAGCATCGCAGAGTACGCCGGCGCCAGGGACTTCGCTAGGTCCGGCGGAAGCCCCGCAGTGGCAATTTTGAACGCACTTCCGAGCTTCGCTCGGTCGCCTTGGGCTGCCGCCAACGCCTGCGCCATCGGACCCAACCCGGCATTGTACATCCGTTGTTTCGTCTCGTTGATGAGCGCTTCGGTTTGCTGAACCTGTGCCCCCGCGAGGTTAGACTGGCGGAAATTTGCGATCTCAGGGGTAACGAATGGGGCGTATTGTTGGTGCGAAGCACGGGTAATTTGTTCCTCGGGACTAAGCCCCTGCGACCCCCACACCGCAAGGTCCTCTCCGAGCTGATGCCGGGCGGACATCTGTTGCTGAAACAGCACATTGGCATTCTGACGATTCCGCATCTCAGCGAGGTCGGACATCAAACCAACCGCCCCGGTGGCTCCCATCGGAGCCGGGCCAAGGTTAGTGTCAATGACAGGATTGAGACCATCAGCCATCGGGAGGAGACCTTCTTCGGGAGGTTACTGAAGGAGCGACGGGGCGGGGGTATTCGGCTGGGGTAGCGAGGGCGAAGTCCCTCCAAGCATTGGACTTGCTGCCCCCGCCCCAGTCGCTTTCGCGTGCGCATCGACGAGCTTATGTACCGCTGCGACGCCTAGCTGGTGTTGCGCTAGCGCCATCGCAGGGCGAAACTGGGCTTCCGCCGGAGCGATGATGCGAGCTTCGGCGTCCTGGAGCCACCCTGCGAGGGGCTCCCCACTCGGGGGCATTGGCCCCACTCCCGCCTGGGTATTGCCGGCGATGATGGCCGCAAGGTTCTTCGGATCGGCCCCGTGTGCGACGAGGTCCGCCATCTCGTCGAGGACGTCATCACTCGTCACTGCGTCACCCTTCGCGACGAGGGCGTCAAGACCCTTGCGAGTCCGGGCGAGCTGGGTGACAACTTTCTTGACCGCATCAAACCGCCCCTGAGCTTGTGAGAGCATTTTATCGGTGAACGAAGGTGCCGGAGGCGGAGCAGCTGGGGCTTCGTTCGCCTCTGCGTTCGGAACCGCCGGAACTCCGGTGGGCAGAGAACCGCCAAGCAAGGGTGAGTTCTGTACCATTTGCGAAGCTCCTATCTCACATTAGTCATATGTTCCGGAATTGAAGTATGAAGTATTAGTAGAATTGTTGGGAACCATTGCCCCGCTGCTTTGGCCGCCCCCAAGGATTCCATACAACAGGGCCGAGTTGCCGAGCGCATTTGCCGCCCCGGTGACGCCCGCCGCAGTTGCAGCTGCTCCGGCAGTTGTCGCCGAGCCGTACTGGCCCGACCCAGTAAGAAGCGCATTTGCACTTTGTCCCGCCGCAGTTTGTCCGACTCCCGCAGTTGCCGCTGCCGCATTCTCGCCCGTCCCAACCTGGCCCGACAGCATATTGTAGATTTGTTGGTTCTGCGTGAGGTAGTTCGTAAACTGCTGTTGATATGTTGTCGAGGCGAGACCTTCGGCGTAGTTCGCGAGGGACTTCCCCATTGGGCCAGAGGCCCCAATACCAGGACCTTGGGTCGAACCGACTCCCGAGACCGCGGAGCCTTGGCCAATTGCACTCGACCCGGCTTGCGTCGCAAGGAGCCCCTGCTGAAGGGTGAACTGATACCCTGGAGTCTGTTGGAGCGCGGAGAGTTGGCCCCCCGGTGAACTAGCAAACGGAGCTGTCAACGCAGACGTAAGCGGGTTTCCTCCGGCATTCGTCCCCGTGAGCCCCTGAAGTTGCGTCAGCGCGGATGTCCCGGCGTTCACAAACGGACTCAGCAGAGCCTTGTTGGAGTTATAGGTCGACTGAATAAGCGCGTTGGAGTTGTTCGCCTCCTGGAGCGACACATTCGCGGCATTCTTGGACGCCGAAGCCTGCTCCGAACCAGCATAAATTGAGGCTCCCGCCCCAACAACTCCCGCACCAATAACCGCAGCCGCCATTCCCATCAGACAGACCTTTCAAGTGAAGTTCAGTTGAGTTCTAGACGCCACAACGACCCCGAAGGTTCCGCGCCGACTCGACGAAACATAGCCCCCATCTTCGGTCCGTTTCCCCGGTCGCCCGCACGGAACCAAACCTCATCGATGCCCTTCTGACGAAGCCTCCGGAGAGTCTCCCGCTGGAGCTTCATTCCGAGCCCAGGAAAGTCCGGCGAAGCGAAGAAAGTCGTCTCGACCGCAGCACACCGAGTGGCGCTCTCTCGCGACACAGTGAGTTCGGTCATCAAATATCCGAATGGCCTTCCGTTCGACCTCGCCATCACAATCTGAAGTTCCCCGGCGTCCGACTTTGCCTGGAGATAGGGGATGTTCTTCTCACGGAACGACTCCGGAACTTCGCCAACCGCAAAGGAATGTTCTGCGAAGAGGTCAACTCCATCACGGAGGAATACCTCGAAGGGCTCTTCCGCAAGTTCGATCCCCTCGGTGCTTCGTTCCTCGCGAAGCGACATTTCACGCAGGATCGCGCCTTTCGCTAGCTCGGCCATTCTGCGAAGTTGGGGCTGGAACGCCACGGCGTACCTCTCAAACGTCGAGAAGGGCTCCTGAATGTTGACATCCTTAAGGGTGTTCCACCACGCCTCGTCGAACGGGGCTTGGAGGGCATACTCAAACACCCGCTTCGCACCCTCTTGCGTCGACAACTCGTCATAGCCAATAGTCAGAACACCCGGTATCCGGCGTGACACCTGCATCAGCTTCGCGTCCCACCTCTTCAAAAGGAAGTTCAAGTTGCTCGGGGCTTGCGTCATCACACGCGAGAGGGACTTCCCAACTTGGTCGATCGGTCTCCGTACAACCACAATGCGGACATTCTTTGGAATCGCTCTCCAAAACGGCGTGATGGCAGTTTCGGCAGAACCCACGAAAGGCTGACTCAACCATGATTTCACATCCTCCATCTTCCGGAAGTGGCGGGCTTCCTCATGCGAACAACGCCAAGGACCCCACGACAGAAATTCGCTGAGCCACCTCGTTCGGCTTCGCGGCAATGCGAGCACCAGGAACGGCGGTGGCGAAGAGAAGCTTCGCTCAGGTGAGAGTAACATACCCAATTGCAACCCCAGTGTTCACGGAATAAAACGTCACCTCTTTCGTTCCAGTCTGCAATCCATACACCATCGTCTGGGGGGTCGAATACTGCCCACCGAGTTTCCGCCAAAGCTGCTGGAACAAATAAAACCACGGTTGGGCAAAAGTGTACGAGGCGTCAGGATTTGCAACATCCGTCACAACGCCCAGGTTGAGTGGAATCCCAGCTTGTTGCGCAGTAGCCACAGCGTCACTCCCTCAAACCTGCATGATATCTGCGTCGAGCCATGCGCCGTTTAGCGCCGCAGGCCCGGCGAAGCTCCAACTCAGCTCGAAGACTGGCCACCTTCCGACCCCGAGGTTCTGCCACTGCGGGAGGATGCGATACGAAGCGGCGATTGCATCGCCCTCATTCGTGACAGACCCTGTCGTCTGGAGGATATTGTTACCAAAAGTCCGCCCCCGATCTACACTCACCCGAAGCGCCAGTTGTGGCGGCTCGCTATTTGGCCCTAACGACCCGTCCCCACACTGAAAGTCCGCGGTGAACTTGTTCAGTTTGATGCCCTTGCCGTTTGACAGAGCGACTCCTTGGCCGGACCCACCAAAGCCACCTCCGACCGCTTCGACTTGCGGGAACGTACGAATGCGAGGGATTGGTCTCGCAATGGGACCTGCTCCGTCGCCAAGGTCCACATCCGCCGTGTAGTAATCCGGCGACACGTTATACAGCGTGCCATTCTGCCAGTCTTGGCCCATGTTGATCCCATTTACCCACGCCATTGCAACAACACGCGAGCGTCCGAGCGTTCCATCAGGCCACTGGAACACTTCTTGGTGCCACCCCGCCTCGGGGTTCCCAAGTGTGACATCAAAAACCCAAGTTTGGTTCCCTGCCGGGAAGGTGAGCCCATAGAACATATGCCCGTCACGCATGAACACGAAGCCAACCGCATCAGTGATCTGCGTCATTTGTTGCATTGCGAACGAGAGTGCATAATTCGATACAATCTGGGTTTGGTAGCCCGACTGACGAAGAACTAGTCCGGCACCAAGTTCGCTCTGCCCGAGCCAGAAGACCCCTTTGTCGATGAATGCAACACTATATGGTGCGATGCAACCAAACTCGATGTACGCGCCGGGCAAGATTGCAAACGGAAATAAAGCATTCCCGGCGTTGTAATGGATTTCGCTCCGAGTGTTGCCAAAGAGATAAATTTCACGTTGGTTCACCACGAACGAGTTAATGAAATCCGGATATCCATCCTTCGCACCAACAAGGGTGTCATTGAACCCCAACGTGCCCTGCGTCGTGCAGCCATATTCGTTCGTCAGCGGGAAGTTCCACAGGAGGTAGCCATCGAGGAAGTCCACATTGGTCGCACCTTGGAATGTTCCGGTCGGATCAATCGTTGCATCAATTTGCTGGAACCCGGTGTTGGTTTGAATGTCCCAGGTGTAACCGGCTGTCGAGTTGTCCGCCAGAAGCGCTTGAACCCCGTTGTCCCGCATCTTGCACATGTAGGACGAGTTTTCACTGAGTGTTCCGAGAAGTTGGAGTTTATTGTTTGGTGTGATCGCATAGACATTCGTCCCAACAACACAATAGCCGTTGTTATTGGACGCCCGGAAGACCCCCCGGCCTGCGGCCGGTATTGGCGGAACAATAAGCCCTTTCAGTCCCGCCGTCGGATAATGCGTCTGTTTGTGGGGGTTCCCTCGAAAGGGCTCCGGGAACAAATTTACACAACGCTCTGCGGAACCAAGGACGGACCTCGTCGCATAGGAGCCACCGATGAGTTCGAGTTTCACAGCGAAGGGTCCAAATGGATAGGAATGACTTCTTCGGACCACTGGATTGCACCATACAATCCCATGGCCATCACTTTGCCGTCCTCATCCATTCGGATTTCAACTCCACCGCTGCCAGTCGCAACTACGATCGTCTGGCCGAACGAACGCCTAAACCGGAAGTCTTCTTCTGGCCGAAGCGTCGCGATCCAGTTGAGTTGTTTTTGGGAGAGCAACTTCGCCTCCATCAAGACGCGACAGTTAGTTGCTTCCACACTCCGATCGTCGTGCACATGAACGAAAGTGTGTACCCTGCGGCCAGTGTGATGGCAGTGCCGTTTACGGTCTTGGAATTCGTGGCATTCGCCACAATCTGGTCCAACGCGGAAGCGTTGTTCACATTCGGCGACTGGTTGGCATAAATGCGAGCCGTGTTTGCCCCAACATTGTTCACTTGGACTTGTGCTCCCGGAATCGCAAACGGCAACTGCACGGAGTCGTTCGTCGTGACAACCGTAGTGATCTCGTTGACGTTGTAGCCGAGTACGGGGGACCCGGCCTGAGTGCCCCCGGCCAGCGCCGTGACGGCATTTTGCGACCCGCACGTGAAGTTCGCTAAGTTCGTCAGAGCGCTCCGGCTGATGAGGGCTTCGCCCGTTTTGTTGTAGAAACTCTCCATGAAGTTAAACAATGAGATAGTCATTCGGGTGCTCCTTCATCGCGGCAGAGGGTGGTTTCTTCGTTCCTTGCCGAACTTCGTTAAGTCGGACCGGACTGGTCCGAGAAGATGTTGTACATGCCAGGTCGCGGATACAGGCCTGGCGGGATGCTCAGAAGCGGAATCTGGGTGTTGCCACGACGAACAGCGTCGAGTGCATCTCGGGCTTGCGCCGCAAGAATGTCGCCGGGGGTGTTTCCGATGCCATACTTTGGTCGAACTTCCATTGCAATGTTTTTCACAAGCGCACGATAGTATTCGAACGGAACATTCAATGCCACTGCGAGCGGATTTCCGGCGAGCGAGAACGCCTGGGGGAGTTGCTCCCGCACAGTGATGCCAATGCCATAAATTCCTGCTTGCGGCCATGGCCACACGAAGAGATTTCCGAAGGGCCACGCGGGATCATAATAACACACCAACGAAAAGTTCGTCAGGCCCTTCATCCGGATCATGTTGTAGTCTTCAAGAGCCGGTAACACGCGAAGAGGATAGTCAACTGGACCATTGGGAGCCGCTACGTATTGACGAAAAAATGCACTCTCAATCCGATTCGGCCTTGTTGTGAAGCCTTCGGCTCCGACAGAAATCTGTGGTGGGGTCCCAACTGCCGGAGTCGGACCAACAGTGTAGGGTACAGGATTTCCTGCTCCGTCAATCGATTGGCCTGTCGCCGCGACGACGAACGTCTTAAGATGCCATACCAGCCATCTCTTACGTTCCCACTGTTGTAGGAGCCACATTCCGCGGGCGGAGGCATCAAGGAGGTCCTCACTGAGTGGAATCATCCCAATTCCGAGCGCCCCCGAGTCGCGAAGCGCCGCGGTGAGGAGATCACCCCAGGTGGTCTTGACAGGGTTCTGGGTGCTCAACTGAGGGTCTCCTTCACCGTGGCGCTTCGGACGTCACGAAAGTCACACCAGTCCGGCCTTCGCAACAGCGGAAGCGGCTTTCGAGGGCGGAACGAACCGGGCCTCGGTCTCGTCGAGTGTGGACTGGTTGCGCTTCGCTTCTTCGAGCATCTCCGTGAGGACCCGATTCTTCTCTTCGAGTTCTGAGATGAGTGACCCCGCCGAGACCGCCGGAACCGGCAGCGGACGAAGCCCCTGCTCTTTCCGCCAGGTTTCGTTGGCCGCCTTGATGGCATGCGCAGGGTGCTTGTGCCAGCCTTCGGCAATAGCGTCCGCAAGTTCCGTCTCGTTCGCCACCACCTTGGAGATGATTTCCCACTGCTCCCCGAAGATCTCGACGGTGCCGTAAGGGGTCCGTTCTTTTGTGCCCGGAACTAACACCCGTTCCTCGCCCCGCGGGTGATATAGCATCATGGGGAACTTCACCGGACCCGTGTAAAGGGCCTGGCCGTCTTTGTTCCGCGAGTTGGAGTTCGCTGGGTTGGCGCTGAAATAATCTGCGGCCTCCATTGCGTCGTACACCGTGAAGCGGTCGCCATTCTTGAGAGTCATTTGGGAGCCTCCACGCCGCCGGGCGCACGAACCGCAGAAGTGAAAGTTTCATCTCGTCGCGGAGGAGCCGAAGCGAACCCGGTGTCATTGACAAAAGTGCTCGTGTCGAGCGTCGGAGGCACCACCAACGGAACCTCGACCACTCCAGCTTCGCTGGTGCCGCCGGAATTCAGCGGCGTCGGGGGTTCGCCAGACGCATGGAGGGGCTTCATGCCCGACGCCGGAAGGAGCTTCGCAAGCTCAGCTGGAACAACCTCAAGGTTCACCCCCTGCCGAGCGAGGCTGCCGAGCCATTCTTCGATCGGCCCCAACGCCGCGAGAACCTGGCCTTCTTTGTGCGAATGTGCGCCATACGTCGCAGCGGCCCATTCACGGAGTTCGGAGATCTTCATTTGGACTTCTCCTTTGACTTGGGGAACGATTTCTCTGCGGACTTCTTTAGGTCCGCCGGTTTGACCATCTTCTTAATGAGAGCCTTGTCGGCCTTCTCATCGGAATGCGTGGGTTTCTTCGGCATTATTTAACTCCTAGTTTAGTTGGGGGATCACTGAGTGGATTCGAACCACCGACTCCACGGACCAAGGAACCGCAAGGAACTCTACCCCTGAGTTACAGTGATCCCCCGCTATGTGGTTTACACCACATCCGCCACAACCACCGCCCATTCGGGCCTAATCCACAAATACCCATACAACGCGTCGAGCCTCGTCGGCATTTGATCCGTGTTGATGATATACTGCGTCAGCATCCGCATCGAAATCCCGTCGAACTCCGCCCGCGAGGCTTCATGCACCCCCCGAGGAATCTCCAGGTCCGCCACTGCCAGCGTGACCGCCTCGGGCGCGAAGGCAAAGTTCTTCCGATACTGCGTCGAAGCGGCGAGCCCATTCGACGGGTTGACCGCCGCACCCGTTGCCGGGCTCGCCGTCACCGTTTGGAACTGTACCGCGTTTCCGCCGACCGCCGGGATGATCGCCGGGAACAACGGGATGGTAGTCGCATTGAGAGCCACGTTGGTCGTCGCGACGAACTGGCAAAGCTCGCCGGTGCTTTGGTCAGTGATCTTGTTGACCTTGTAGACCCCTGCGATGGTGAAGATATCACCAATATTCAGCGTGCCTGCAAGGGCATTCACCGTAAGGTTGAGCCCAGTCTGCCCAGCCCCATTCACTGTAGCGGACCCCTGTGCCAGCGACCCCGTCGTATGCAAGATCGCAGTTTGGTCCCGCATCCAGATGAACCCAAGAGCGTCATACATCCGCCCAGTGATGTACTGGTTGGACAACTCCGTCTGGGGATTCAGGAGCCCACTCAGCGAAGCGACGACGCGGGCCTCAGTTCGGGGGCCATTCACAATCTTCCAGTTCGCCGTCGGCGCGGAGTTGAGCGACAGCGAAGCCCCTGCATTGAGGTACGTCGCTGCATTTGGCGTCAGGATATTGTTGTTGGCATCCTGGTTCGCCACGAAGTTGCAAATACCACCTTCGGACCCAGACATGATATCAACCGCAACAGACCCAACGAGCTTGTTGACTGCGGGAGCCAGGATTCGGCGGGAATAATCATCCAGCGACATGGTCCGGTCGACCGTGGTGAAGCTGACTCCGACGTTCTTCTGGGTCGAGATCACGAGGGTAGTGGACTGCTCGACAGTATCCTGGACGCTTAGGGCCGGGCCGGTCGCCACGGTGTAGTCGTTCGGCAGCCGGATGCGGAGCGCTGTGCCAATCTTGGCGCCCCCGATCGCAAAGCTGTCGTCATACTGCATATCGACGTTCTGGAGGAACGCGTTGGAGTTCTTCCAGAGCCGAACAGCTTCGCGGGTGATCATATTTATCGTCAGGATGGTATTGGCCACGGCCAAAGTCCTTTCGGAAGTGGGCGGAAGTGCCCGGTGGGATGGCGGGTCCCGGTGCGGCCGTGGCAGCGCTTCGCGAAGCGCAGGAAACGAGGAGGTTTAGGGGACTCCCACCCCGCAGAGTCAGACGGGACTCAGGACCGAAAGCGAACGAAGTTCTACGAATTCACCCAACGATCTTTATCATCTCAAACAAAGGGTTGGACCGAGACATGGATCGGATCATCACGTCTCGGGTAGAAATTCCACCCTTGATCGGAAACCGATGCGACACATACTGTATACCGGAACCCGCAAACTTTCGCGGTTCCGGCTCCCAACATGGTTCACGAATAAGCGCGTTGATGTCCCACCAGCGACGCTTCACGGAATAACCCTCCGACCAGCCCGCTTATTCACCTCCGCGACGTGCTGCCCACGACGCTCCATCCAAACCCGCATGTCAATCGAGTCGGAACGTTCCGGGTCCTCCGCCGCGATCGCGACGTGGGTCCGGCCAACTCCGGTGATGGGGGTCACAGGCTTCGGAGCCCCTGACACACCCTCGGCATCACGGAAGGCGAGCTTACCCAGCTCCACCCCCATCTTGGTGGGGGTCAACGACAAAATTCGCGCAGCCTCGTCCGGGTCCTCCCCCAATGCAGCGATCAACTTCGGAGCCGCTCCAGTGTCCAAGACCGCCTGCAACATGCTGAGGTACTTTGCCGCAACGTCAGGGTCCGTCTGGTCGTGGAGAGCCCGAAGGGCCGCGACGGAGGCGTCGAACTTCTCTGCGCCGAACTCCTTCTGACCCTCCGCAATGGCGCTGTTGAGGTTCCCTGTGAAGGTGTTCCACGCGGCGATCTTGCCGGCTTCCTCTTGCGCTAGTTTCGCCACCTTCTCCGCGATCTCCGCCTGCATCGCAGTGGCGTCGGCGGACTGGCCAGATTTCAGTTTCGCAACCTCGCGCTCCAGTTCGGCTTTCTGTGCGGTCAACTTGTTGATGCGTTCCTGCGTCCGCTCGGCCGCGTAGTCCCGCTTCGGAAGCTCTTTCGCTTTCACAGCCTCCGCGGCTTTCGCCTCGGCTTCCTTGGCCGCAAGTTCCTCCGGAGTCGGTCCGTCGGGCTGGCTCGTCGCGGTCGTTACAGGCTCGGGTTCGGGGGGAAGCGTCGATGCCAGGGGTTCTATGATGGCAGTTGCCCCGCCTTTAGCGGGCTCAGGGACAGGTGCCGGATTCGGTGTAATACCCATGCGATTCAGCCCTTGGTTTGCGCCAGCGGGCGACCGCGCCCGCGTGTCAGCGTCCCGTCAAGGATTAGTGCCTCATAGAGTGCGTCCTTTGTTGCGTCGTCAAGGGGGGCTTGGAGGCGCGCAGCCATCATGGCCCGCGCAGCCGGGACGAATCGGAATGTAAAGGTGTGGAGGAACGCCAACTCAAGGTGGCGTGGAGTGAAGCCTGGGTGCGCCGCTTTCCACGCGGCGTAGATTTCGTTCTCCGCCATCAGGGCCTCATACGCCGACAAACACAACTCGGTCGCCTGTGCGAAAACCGCCTGATGCGCATGGAGCTTCCTCCTTCCACCACCCTTCGAAATCAACCCTCCCATCACGAAACTCCTTGACTTACGTTTACTTTCTCATCAAGTCCCTTCGGAACATAATTCCACGGATCATACTCTACCGGGGTAATCACATGTCGTGGAAACATCCCTCGCAGAAGTGAAAGTTTCATCTCGTCGCGGAGGAGTCCTGCGGGTTTATCCGAAGCCGAATTCGAAGCCTCTTGCGAAATGGGAGTCGGGACCGCAGGCCCTCCAACTGGGGTGTTGATTCTTGCATACACCTCGCCGGCACTCCGTGGAGTTCCATTGGGTTTGTAGAAGATCTCTTTGTTTGCCGCAACCTGATCCGGCGCGACTAGCGAAGTAGCCACGACGTTTGGATTTGCCATCATTGCCTTCAAAAATGCCGGACCGCCGGCTTCTCCGAGGAACCAATTCATATGAATGTTCCCAGGAGTTACGTCAAGGCCATGCGAGGTGAGAATCTTTGCTTGGTCTGCTGCGTGAGTACGAACATAGGCTTGTTGCGCGGGAAGCGCAACCGCAGGATCTGAAGAGTAAAACTCACTGAGTGGCGGAAGTTCCGGATGTCTTGCAGATACTCCCTTTGCGGTCGCCGGAGTAAACTGCCCAATCCCGTATGCCCCCGATGCGGTATTGTGTGCATCGAACTTTCCACCTGACTCATGCTGCACCAAAAACGCCTCTGTCTCAGAGGGATCGAATGACTGCAAGAGTGCATTCGGGCGAGAGGGCGAAGTTTCAGGAGCGCCAGATGCCGAGTTACTCATAAGCAGACTTGGAGCAGAGCTTGGGGGAGTGTTCAAAATCGGAGCCCCTGTAGGTGTCAGCAACGTAGTCGCCCTCGACGGACTCCATCCCATCGGAATCGTCGAGTCCACAAGGTTTCCTGCGGCATTCGAAGTGTCACTGTCGTTGGTCACATTGGACTCCGCAGGTTTGCCCCAGGAACATTATGCAGTTGTGCCAGCGGAGCGACCTTGAGGTATTTCCCTTTTCGCATTGGGTCCGTCAAGTACCACTCACCATCGGGAGCCTTCGCCGCGCCTGGAATCGGGGGAACTTCAGGAGGTGGCACAACTTCGCTCGCTACCCCGTCACCCTTCGTCTGGATCTTAATCTCATCCATAATGCCGCCAATGGAAGTTTTGAGAGAGTCCTGAACCGCTTGGGCAATAAGCGCCTGCAAGCCAGCCGGATCAGTTGGAAGCAACTTCGCCAACGCCGAGATCCGCTTCGTCTCCGCGTCATACACCTCGACCTCGCGGAGTTCGTCCTTGTTATTGAGTTTGATGCGGTCGCGGGCATGAAGGTCCATCTCCTTCACAAGTGCCCCTTGCATTGCCTGGAGTTGTTGCTGGAGCAGTTGTTCTTGCTGCGTCGGTCCCTGCCCCAGCGCAACAGGGGGCACCATTCTACGAAGTCTCAGTGACGCTTCTGCGGCACCCTCAAACTGCATATTCTTCAACAACACATCACCCAGGATAGGAATGAGCCCCGGCGCTTGTGTCAAGAGGAGAGTCATGTTTTCGACGGTCTCCTCGCGGCGAGTGTCATGGCTTGGACCGACTGTCGCCCCGACCTCGTACTTCCCAACTAGCGGATTCATTATCCTCTTGATTACCTCACCACGGAAGTTTTGCTCCTGAACGAACCCGGCCCGAAGCGACGGGTCAATCACAAGGTCGTACTCCATCCCATCCGACGCGATGATGCGTTTGATGCGTTTGGTGTCGTAGAGACGGGGATACAAGTCGAGTAGTTGCTTCCCAAGCGCAATCAACATCCCTTCGTAGTTGTCTTGGAAGTGAAAATTCGCCGTGGCACTTTGCGACCGCCTCGCGTTGATCGCCGCCCCGGTGCGTTCGTTGCCAGGCTCCCCCAACTGATTCTCATACTGCCCTGAGACCATCATGATCTGTTGGCGGGAATTCTCCATGGCCTGCTGGAAGCCCGGCGAAGCTTGCGGCGGATCAATCCGCTGCGGCGGCGGAATGGGCACCTCGGGATTGCCCTCCGGATCGATATGATTATATGGCAATACTGCCGGGTTGTCGATGTTCGACATCCGCCAAATCGCTTCGTGTTCCTCAATCGCCTTCGCTGGAGCCAGCCAAGGGGCCTTGGTCTGAAGAGCGAGTCCTTCGATCTGAGCAGAGGAGAAGTAATTGAACATTCTCTGGGCATCAAGCATATATCGAGTGTGGCCCTTGCGGTCGAGACGGCCTTCGATGACGGTTTCCTCTCCGAGGCACCGAATGATGGGGATGTATTTCCCGAGCCAAACCGTCTGCTCGATCACCTCGGACCCAACAATCAAGTACCATTCCACCTCGTCCGACGTGGCTTCGCGGAGCCTTGTAGTTTCACGATCGAGAATGCCATCACGGGCCTCTTTGTCACGGATAAGCCGCTCAAAGCGCGTCCGTGGAAAAGTGAACCGCTGGCCCTGGTGGAGGAAACTCACCAGTTCGCTCCGCTTCGGCACCTTCCGGAAGTACTCACAAACCCGAATGTGGCTTTCGCCCCGGCGGTCTCCGGGGGACCCTCCGAGCCCCAACGGCTCGGTTCCCTTGACACGAGCAACTAGATCTGGATACGCATCCCGGAAGTCCTGCCGGGGAACGTCATCGAAGATGAAGGCAAACTTGGCGTCAAGGCCGTTCCCGCCTACGTGGATGTCCGGATCCAAAAACACCTGCATCGGGTCGTCGATTGGGTCGATGTAGACTTCCTGATTGAACGAGTCGTCCGCCTCGTATCGCGTCACTAGGCGGGCATACCCTACTCCCCCATCGACCGCCCAAGACCGAGCGACGGGAAGAGCGAGATGCTGCGCATCAGAGATTTGTTGAGTGTGCCTGAAGAGGTCCTGCATCACATCCGCGGAATCTTGCGAAGCACCGTTGCCCATTCCAAGGAACTTAACTTCGGACTTATTCTTCCGCATCTCATTCGAGATCAGTTTGTTGTGAGCCCGGATGAGATTCAACGTGAGGCAGGGCCTCGCGGTGTTCTCACGGGCGTTCCGAATTTCATTAGGCCACTGAAAGCCGTTCTCGGAGTCCCCATAAGCGAACTTGATGTCCCGGAGGAACCGCTGCCTCCACTCGCCTTCCCACTCATTACACCGGTCGAAGCGCTTCCGAGCCTCCTGAACGACCGGGTCGTCCGACAGGACGGATGGATCAAGGGCGTCTTCGTCGGGCTTCGCTTCGCCGCGGCGTTTCGGGCGTCCACTCACCTCATCCATCCCAGACCCCCTTCAACTCGACCAATCGCAACGGACGTCGCTTTCGCGAGACGACTCGCCAGAGTGCCTTCCTCCAGCGGTCTGCCCTGCTTAATTCGCTTCACTTTCGTACTCACCGCGAAGTACTTAAATGAATCAGCTCCGTCCGAGTTCACCAGCACCGTAAGTTGGCCCCTCAAGTCCGTCTTGAAGCAATAATGCCGCAGGACGTCGAGGCCGTCTTCGCATCCAACTTCGTCAAAGTAACAATTCGGAAACACCACCCGCACTGCATTGATGCCATCGTTGTCGGACGTGGCAGGCACAATCTGAACATTGTAGCCAGACTTCCGAACTTGTTCCTCAATCGACCCTGTGAAACCGAGCCGACGGTGCTTCGCATCATGTGGCAGAAACATGGTTCCATAAAAGTACCCCTGGTTCTGACAATACTTCAAGTAATGCGACAACTCCTCCCGATTCGCCTCGTAGTAGTGCAGTATCCGCCATTGCATCGCGACCCGCTGAACGAACCACAACGCGGTATTGTTAGTCTTCCCAAGGTCCCAGAACACATCCACCGGAACATCAGGTTCATACGGCACGGAGCAAATTCGGCCTTCGAGTTGCGCTGCCCGAAGTTCCTTCGCATACACCGCGCCTTCGAGGTTCTGTATCGTCGCACCCTCATACACGTGAAGATACGAGTCGTAGTCTTCCTCTTTCAGCTTCTCTCGTTCCCGCTGCAACACTGGCCCAAACCACGGATTATCCCGCCACGACACTTTGATCGACAGAATGTCCGTTGACTCCATCACCGGACACGTAATTGGGGCAAGGGTGAAGTCCGGCCCGAAGAGCCTCTTCACGGTCGCCTCGGAGCCAAACCGTCGAATGGGATCTTCGACCTTCACGAGCCGCGAGTCCTTCACGAAATGCTTGTACGTGTGGTCAGTCTCCAGTTCCGGATTGAATGAGAGCCAGATTTCGCTGTCGTCGGCACGGATGGTCGGAATGAGAACCCCCCAGGAGTACCGAGAGATATTGTTGGCTTCTTCTGCCCAGCAGATGTCGACACCTTCGTAGGATCGAATGCTGGAGACGTTATTCTTGATCCCTTCGAACGAAAATGTTGTGCCATTGGCGCCGTAAATCTTTGCCTTCTCGACCTTGTAGAACCCGCTCAGTCCGAGGGCAAGGATTTGCTGCTCGAGGAGCTTATGCACCGAGTCATCAATTGACTTCTGCAACTCACGGACGCAGAGGATGGTAAGTTTGGTCTTAGTTGGAAACAGGATCTGGGGTGACATACCCAAAATCAGAAGTGCCCTCGCGAAGTCCCAAGAATTGTGCGTGACTGTACCATCTTCAAGCACAAACAAATGATCACCATCAAGCGAGATTCCAGCATAATTCCCTTCACCAATCGCTGTAACTGTCACTTGTGAACGCAAGAAATCCTTGTTCTTATGCACATCCTCTTGTTGCACCTGCTTTCGTTCAATCCGGCACGGAATCCGCCAAGTGTCACCATTGATCGAAATATACCAAGCTTTGCCAATCTTTCCGTTACACGAAGTTTTCTTTTCCCTCAAGTAGGTTCGAAATCCAAGACAATCCGCAAGTTGTTTAACATCCTGTGCAAGTTCGGTATTTGTGTTGCAGAAAGTATAACCGTTGTGGCTCATAGTTCCGTCAGAGTCCAATAGCCCAGCAAGAAGCTCAAGACGATCACTTTCCGATGCAACTTTGTAAGAAAACGGGATGTGTTTATCCTCTACAACACCAAGCCTCTTGAAAAACTTCCAAAGTGGATTCTCTCTCCCAACTCCGAGCGGTTTCGTAAAACCAATATCGTAAGCAAGCTGCCCAGCTTTACGGTACTTTGTCAGTGTCAAATCGTTCTTATCCGCAATCTCTTGGCAACCATCAATCACTTCCCGGTCTGCGCTTGTAATACGCAACTCTCGACTCGTCCCATCGCCAAGCCAAATTCCAAGAAACCACGGATCAATCAAATTAGGCTCTGCTTCACTGAACTCAATCAGTCCAGCACGATAGCCATGAAAATGTTCTTTCCAACGATTACTTTGGCCTAAGTAATCCCTAACTGAAATCTCACAAATATCGTCATAGTCTTGATAACGACCATCATTTATGGAGGAATCACTCTTCTTCAGTGACAGAATATGATCCTCGTTAACCACATAAGACATACCGGAAGTCTGGTCAACACGAAACAATTTGCTTCGACCCCGTGTCGTAGAGAGTACAGTGCGCGGGAACGAATCCGGTCCCATGACCAAGTCACCTGCTTTGATGTTCTCAATATTCATAAGGCTGCCATCGAACATCAGAACTTTCGTTCCGAGTCCGAGACACTTCGCTGCTCCGCGTCCTCCCCAAAAGACTTTGTATCGCTTCGGTACAAAGAGCGGGATGAACGGGGCTGGGAATGTGATCGGACCGGACATTAGCGAACTTTAGTTGGAGGGCAGTTGCCCCGGCCGGGGGGTTATAGTGACCCTTTGGTCGGGGCAGTCTTTGCTAAACCGGGCTTCGCCCGGACCCGGTCACGGCTCCGCCGACGCGGAGATGATTCCAGACGAGCTCGAAGTCCCCAACGACATCCAATGATTGGACGTTCCAGCTGCACCAACGGTCACGGTGCAGTTCATCAGGAACCCCACATTTGATGCCACTGTTGCCAACGAAGTCGACAGACTGTTGCTCGTGCAGGTGCTGGTCGAAGTCTCCGCGACCTGCCCAAACACCTGGAACCCTGCCGTGAACATCACGACCGGAGCGATCCTCATCGGCACCGGGAACGGCACGTAACAATTCGCCCCGGTCGTCGCAGTGTTCTCACACATCCCATTGACCGTCAACCCGAGCGACTGTTGCTCATAATTGAAGTACCAATATGAATACTCCAACGCAGCTTCAATCTGCGCCGGCCGACGCTCAAAGGCCGTCGGAGCAACCACGCCGTTCGGCAACGTCGGAGTCACCATCGAAGGCTTTGCCTCAAGCTGGAGTCCCTGGAGTTCGATCCAGTCCGTCGTGATCGCCGTCGCCACAGTCGGAGTGAAGCAAACCTGGACTGAGACGTCGGTGACTGCCGTTGTGGTTCCCGGAATCGTCGCCGGAATGGATGCCGCAACTGCATAGCGAGTCCAAGTGGTCGACCCGGCGATAGTGACGAACCCATTCGTCCCAATCGTCCCGGCCGTTCCGGCCACGAGCACCGGAGCCGCCGCGGTTTGGTTTGTCGGCCCCGAGGTGCCGAAGGTCGTGGCGTTCGTTCCGATAGCGTACTTGGACCCCTGCGAACCGGCGTATCCGAGCGTCGCTTGGGTCCCCGCCGCCGCACTCGCGGAGGAGTACGAGATCTCCACCGTGAATGCACCACCCGCAGCAGACATTCCCGCCCCGTTCAACTCATAGAACGAAAACACCGCGTTTGCGCCAATGAGAGGAGCACTTTGGAGCTGGTCAAGAGTCTGGCCGACGCACTCCAGAGCCCCAGTCGCACTCGAAGTCCTCGCCAGTCTCAACGCATGGGTCGACCCGAGCGCCGGGAGGGCCTCGGTCGACCCAGACGCAATCGTCACTGTGTTGCTGGTGGTGCCTTTGCCGTAGAGCCACCAACCATCCGCACTCATCACCGCTGCCGTGGCAGTGATGCCTGCGAGTGTAGCAAGACCCTTAGTCGTGCTGAGGCGCTGGCCGAGGTTGGTATCGAAGTCCCCACCAATGAGACGGTTGGTACCGAACGGAAGCGCCAACTCGGACGTCGGAACCAGCTCAGTCTGGGGGAACTGCCCCTGACCGAGCCCTGTGTCCACTGCAACAGTCTCCGAGCCCGTCAGAGCCGGAGCTCCTGCCGGAACATAGCTGGTGCAAGCCCCGTTCGTGAAGCTAGCGCAGTACTGCGGACCTCCCACAAGGGGCACATTCGGGAAGAACCCTGCCGCAAGAGCGGCTGCGCTCCCCACCACACTCGCGGCGATCAGCCCCGCGAGGATCTTTCGCTTAGTCATTTCACTCTCCTCGGGGGCACTTTATGCTCCCCTGTCTTGGGGGACCATTCCCCCAAACTCTCACTACTCCGGCGAGCATCGCCGTTTAGTATCTCAACTGCGCCGAGAGTTGGTGGCCTTGCCCGGCCACACTTCCCGAATTGCCGCTACCATAGAAATAGGTAAGCGTCGCCTCAGACGACCATTCCAACGCTTGCAAATAGTGAACGCCAGCCGCCAGTTGCGTTCCAAGATTCGCCATTGCAGTTCCATTTGTACGGATACCGGCCGACGCCGGCCCATAGACTTGGCCAATTTGCCCAGACGGCGTTGCAGTAGAGTCCAGCCCGATACCAATCGATGGGCTACCGCCCGCACTCGCCTGGATTATTTCAGCAAAAGTGGCGTCAACAAAATCTTCTTGCTGCCCGATAACCACCGTCACGCGATTATTGGCGCTGCCATCCGACTGCTGCCATGTCGAATTGGCTTCCTGCCAATTTGCCTTACTGTCTTGCGCAAGACCGATGACCGGAACCCGATTGGTCTCGTTCCACAACCCCACCCATGCGCCATTTGTCGGGCCTCCGCTCGCCGCCGCCGGAGTCGGATTGAACGTCACCTTCGCGCCGCCAGCATCAGTGGCAATCGTACCGAGGTATGTTCCATATCCCGCCGCAGGACCATTCGTGATAGCGACCGAATTCACCAGGATGCCATTGACCCTCGCGAAGGCGTCACCCGCCGCCGGTGTCGTCACGCTCGTCCACGCCACGTCCCGCGTCAACGTACAGGTTCCGGCGTTGTTCCACGCCACGAGATCATACACACTTGCCGCGACTGCCGCCGCAGGCCCTGCATTCCCCGAGGACGAATTCGCCAGAATGTTTGTCATCACTGGGCAAACCGTCGGAACAAAATACGCCCCGTTCCATAACGGCACGAGGTTTCCCACATACGGAACTGCCGCAACGGTTCCAACCCCTGTCGCCGAAGAAGGCGAAATCGGATTCGTCAGCGACGTACTGAGCCGAAATTGCGATGGCACAATCGCCGGATATGCTGTTGCAGCGTTGTACTGAATGATTTGCCAATTGCCCGAGCCAAGATAGAGCACCCACGCAGTATCATTTGTAGCGGTAGTAATGCTGACGCTGTTTGGTGTCAGGAGCCCAGCAGACTCCGTGATCGTCAGAGGTGATGAAAACTGCACCAGATAAAGCGGCCACTGGGTCGTCGCGGAACTTCCGAACGACGTAATCGTGGTCCCCCCTGTCACAATCACGTCATGCGAGGCTATCGTCCCAAGGTCCGTCGTGGCCGCAGCGGTGATGACAGTCTGAACTCCAATGCCGGGGGCTGGCAGGAGCGCCTGTAGGATGAAGGCGTTCAGGCTTGCCGAATACGTCGCAAACTCGAGGTTTCCGTCGGCAATCTCATCCCCCGTAAGGGTCGCAGGCCCCGTCGAGGTGTTCTTCTCAACCAACACACTCCCATATCCCGAGGCATTAATTGTCGTCGACCCGGTGTTGGCGGCATTCGCGATGAACCCCACAGTCTGCCCATCCTTCGCAACAAACCCGGCGGGAGTCGACAGAGTGATCGCGTTCGCGGTTCCAGTTGCAGTTCCGTACCAAATAACGCCTCCGGAGCCCCCCGACGACGAGGTCGGGCTGGCATAAGTGAGTTGATCCCACACAACGACCCCGTTGAGGTCCTGGACGACCTGCCGATACTCCCCAGAGCCCCAAATGATAGCCCTTCCGTTCGTATCCAGCGTAATAGGATTCTGGTTAGGGGTATTTCCGAGGGGGTCCTGATAGGTCGCCTTCGGCGTTGTGGTGAACGGGACGTACATATACACCCGACCGCCCACATACGGCGCGCCGCTGCCGTCGCTGAACTGAGTCATCCCGTTCGGCAAAATCGCCTGAGTCTGGGCAACAGCGACCGAAGCAGACCCAACTCCAACGAGCACAGTAAGTACACTAAGAAGCTTTGCAAACTTTATCATCTTTCTCACCCACAAGAGCGGCGGGGCTTGTTCAGTCGCGTTGGTGGAAATTGGCCCCAAGCGCGGCAATCGACGTGCGGAACGAATCCATAATCAGCGCGCCGAGCCGATCGAGATCGTGCCTTGTCGCCATGTCAGAGCGGATGATCTCCATCTTCGCATCGAGCGCCCCGACCTGACGTTCGACCTTCGCATCCGAAGCGCTAAACTTCATCTCGGCGTCTTGACGGTATTTCTCCAAATCGTCCTTGACTCGTTTGGCAATGGCTTCGTTTCGGCCGCCGCGCCAGATGAAGCCGACGATCGCGATCATCGCCCCCATGAATCCGCCACTTCCGAGTAGGGTCACTGCGATCTCCCATGTCGACCATGCCGCCTCAGGCGTCATCGGCGCAGCCATCGCGTCGTCCTTTCGTTAGTCCGCGCCGTGCTTACCAACGCGGTTGTTAAGTCGTCCGGCGACTGCGAGTCGCCGATCATTGGCCGAAACAAACGATCCCACCCCACCAGAAATGGCAGGCGAGAAACCCGGCGACGAGCCCAGCCACGAATGGCAGCGGCGGCCACGCCTTTGAAAAATCCCAGACGGTGCGCGATAGCGTAGCGCGATTGGTGTGAAGCGCCCACCATTCGGCGATACCGAACGTCACCGCGATCCCGACCACCCAAAATGCCCAACAGGTTTCCATGTCATGCTCCAAAGCTGATCCCGATGTCAACGAGCGCCTTGGCGAGCGCATCAAACGCCGCTTCGGCGGAATCAGCGAGGTCGAGCAGCGCAGGCAGCTCTTCGTGATCGTTCGGCAACGTGTCGATCAGCGTCCAAATTACCGCTTGCCAATTGACGCCGCCCGTCTTGTCCATCGCGGCGAGCGCGGCGGCCGGAATATCCTGGTTGGCGGCGTCGGACACCGCGCGCAACATGGTGAAGGGAATGCCGCGCGCCTTGCTGCGCGCCGCGATCAAGGACTCCATGTCGACGACATCGGCCTTGGTCGCGGCATAGAGCGCGGCCTTGTCGGCGGCGGTCGCAACCGTCACGGCGGAACCTGTCCCGACGACGGGTCGGGCGCCGGTTAGGTCACGCAGCCGCTTCGACCACGCCGCGTCGCAGAATATACCTGGCGACGGCGGATCGACCATTAAGCCGGCGACGACCAGATCGCCGACTTTGAGCGCCGGGTTGAGCGCGCCGCAGGTGCCGAAGCTCAGCACATGATCGCAGCCGCCGGCGATCACCGCCTCGAGGTCGGCCGCCAGCTTCTCCGCGTTGCCGGCGCCGACGATGACGATCGCATTGTCCGGGTGGCCGAGGATGGCGGCTTCTTGCTGCATGCCGCAGACAAGCGCGATCTTCATGTTAGTTCCCTGCGGGCGCGGTAAGAGGCACAACTGGCGGCGGCACGCCTTCTGATGTGGCTGACGCTGGTGTGGTGATCGTCAATCCGACCACTGGCACCTTGGCGCAGATCGACGTGAAACTGAACGGCAGCATCCCAATGGCTAACGCCTGCGCGGCGTTCGCCATGTCCTGCCAGACCTGTGCGCAAGCCGTGTTGCGGCAAATTCGGTTTAGCTCGGCTTGATCGAGCCGGGCATACTCGATATCGGTCGCAAGGTGGAACGTCAGCGGGAGCGGATGCGCCTGGATCAGCGATGCGAGCGTTTGGATTTCGGCCAGGCAGGCATTGCCAACTTGATCTTGCAGCTCAGGCGTCGCGAGCGAGGCCGTCATGGCAGCAGCGACATCAGCTTGAGCCCACGCCCCGATTGCGTTAAGCGGGTTGGACTTGGCGGTCGGCTGGGCAACGGCGACGCTCGCGGTCAGTGCGAGCGCGGCGGCGAGAATGAAAGGCTTGCGCATGTTTAACTCCCAAGACGAGAGGAAGATCGCGGCGTATCGACCTGCATCGACGGCGACGACTCGTCGACGACCTTGCGGCCATTGTCGGCGTCGTTCACCGCAGCGATCTGCGCCGTCTGCGTGTGTTGATTCCTTTTGTACCAGCCAGTCGCGACAGCAACACCGGCGAAGACCAAGAACATCAAATCGTTGGCGATGGTGGGGACATCGGCGGACGGAATGAGGCCCTTGTTTGCCGCCCACATGGCCGCCGCCGATGCGAGCGAGAGGACGATGCTGGTCACAAGGCTCGTGGTCTGCGGGTCCATTGGCGCATCGGTAGTGCCGGACTTGACTGGCTGAGACATTTTGGTTCTCCTTCCTTCACTCGGTCCCGCCGAGCGCGGCAACGTTCAGATCAACAGTCAACAACCCTCCGATCGCGACAGGGCAGGAAATCTCCGCCTCATCATCCCGCTGCCACATGACAGCGCCCGCATAGCCGCTCGTCGCGGGATCGGGCGTCGGGAAGATCGTCCCCGTAACACGGTGCGGCGCGGTCGTCTTGACGTGAAACACCCAAATCTTGACGCTCGGCCGAAGCGCGGCGATCTGCGCCGCCATCTGGAACGAGCAATAGACGCCGGAGGTATAGCCGCCGCCGCGAACCGCGTCGATCCAGCTCGCGACATACTCGCGCTGCGCCGTTCCGAGCGGCAGGCCGTTCTCGATGTCTAGGAAGACCGTCGAGCCCTTCGCGTATCCCTCCCCCGCCATGAGCCGGCAGGCGTCCGCGCCATCGAGCGCGCCCTGCGCCGCGTTGACGCTCGGGTTGGTGATCAAGCGCCCCGCATTGTCGCAGACCTGCCGGCCGACATAGACCGGATACAGCCTCCACCCCATGTCGAGGAGTTCCTGGCGATGGCCCATCCATGATCTTTCGCCGTGGTCGGGCGCTGGCGCGAGATAGGGCGCACACACCCGCAAGTTCGTGTTGGCGATCAGCCATGTCATGACGGGCAGGCCGGGGAAATCGGAACGGTCGAAACCAGCCAAGCCGCTCATCAGATTAATCCTTTCATCCAACGCCAGACCGCGTAAAGCGCGGCGAGGAAAATGAACTCCGTGCCGCTCGCTTCGTGGACAAGAGCCTTGGCCGTTTCCATAGAGGTGCATGGCCAAGGGAAGCGCTCCGCCGCCAGCGCGGGGTCGGCGGCGAGAACGAGGGAGAGGACAAGCGCGCCGCGGATCATCGGGTCACTTCTTAGGCTCGGGCGCCGGCGTTGTGGGCTTCTCAGGTGCATCCTTTTATTTCAGCACGTCACCGATCATGATGGCGATGCTCGTCACGATCGGACTGAGTAGTATTATTGCACACACAATTCTAATCATGACATTAACCCTTAATTTAGAACGGCTCCGCTCATGTCGACGGTAAGATTTGTCACCGTTGGAGAGCCTGCTCCACTATACAATCCAAAATAACCCTGCGAATACAAGCACCCGTTTGAGCAATTATCTATGATCCAGTTTTGCGAATACGCAGGTATCATCACACCGGCTACCTGACTCTTCATTTCCATGCCAAAAATCTGCGGAGCCCCAAGATAATTTGTTTCCCCTAAAAATACTCCTGCAATAGGCGTGGTAAGTTCCGCACCAGAATTAACGGACGTAACCGTGCGAGAAATTATCGTATTGGTAATCGCCTCGATGTCAAGTTCCCATCCGTAGTCAGTGCTCCCCCCAAACCCTGTAAATGGGAAAGTAAAATTGGTCCACGGGGTAAGAGATGGCGGATTGACGTGTACCACAAAGTTGATGGTTTCGTTAGGATTTTGTATGTAGTTACCGATCCCGAGTGACGTTCCATACGTCGCCTCTGGATCGCCGAGATAATATATGTCGCCAGTTGTGCCGTTAGTGACCATTTGAAATACGACAGCCGTTGCATTTGCTGGAATTGTCGCCGTCACTTCGCGCCATTCAAACCCGCCCACACTTGATCCGGTGCCATTTGTCGAACAGGTAGAACCACTTTGAGGTGTATATATACACAAAGTCCACGTGCCGGTTCCTCCCTGAACTTTTTGGTATACATACCCTCCAAAGACAACATTACGTCCAGCGACAGAATGCATTTTTACTGGCGGCAACCCATAAGTAACATTCTCTGCCGAGGTCGTCCCCTTTCGCATTCCGAGACTATAAATAGCTCCGGGTGGAATATTAACAGTGAAATCGTCTCTCCATGCAAGGAGAGATGGGGTCTTGTTCCACCCGTCAGGCCCTGCGCCAGTCGAGCCAGCAATATCTCCAACCATGATGGGAAACGCGGTTGTCGCGGACGATGTTACTGCTGTGTTCTGAAAAGGCAACCATGCGTTGAACGACACATTTGGATTTACCGCCACAACCCGCATTGGCGCAGATCTTAGCGCCGCATCACCGGTATTAAAGTAGATATCATCGCCAACTTTAAGTACTTGTGTGTTGGCAGTGTAGAATGTTGTATTGTTTACGCCAGTCGTAAAGCTAGTGACTGCGACGTTATTTTCTGTCCCCGTTCCTTGTGAATTTTCTTTGGAGCTAGGACCCCATGCCGAGGCGACCTGCCACTGTGTATTAGTTAACAAATTACTCGAAACCGAAACCGTAGAGGCGCCGCTCGGCGACCCCGGCTCAAAGTCATTGTTGGTCGAATTCCATACTGGGACTTGGCCGCTCGTATAGGCCGCCCCGTACTTATACGCGAGCCCCTGAACCTTCGCGACGGTCGGGCCGGGGTATGAGCCCGAGAGATCGCCGCTGGCCGAGCCGTTCGGCGGGAGCGCGGTCGGGATTGAGGCGTTAACGGCGTTATGGACGAAAGCATCGGTCGCAATGTCGGTTGACGTGTCAGCCGTCGTCTGTGTCGGCGCGGCTGGCGTTCCGGTGAACGTCGGCGACGCCGAGAACACCAGGGCCGCCGAAGTCGTGCCGGTCGTGCCGTTGGCAGAGAATCCGGTAATGTTGTTGAAACAGGTGATGCTCGGCGAGGTGCAAGCCGTGCCGCCGTTTGCTGCGGGCAGCACCCCCGTCACGCCGCCGTTGCCGCTGGCGGAGAGGGTGATCGCAGCGAGATACGTCGCCGCCACGGTTCCGGAGTTAATCTCGGAGCCTGCGATCGACTTGTTAGTGAGGGTCTGGGTCGCGGCAAGCGCGGCCAGTGTGTCGCCACTAGCAACAGGGAGATACTCCGTGATTGTCCCAAGCGCCGTGCTCTGGATCGGCTCCAGCGTGACGACGCCCGACCCGTTGTTGCCCATCGCCACCGAGCCCGGCACGCCCGACGAGCCCAGCGCCAGCGCTCCGTTCGATAGGATGGCATTTGTGTTGGTCGCACATCCGCCGAGGCCGTTCGACAGTAGAATGTCCCCGCTGACGCCACCAGTGACACAGCCGGATCCGCCAGCCGCCGGGGCCCAAATCGGATTTGCGGAGGCGCCCTGAGTTGACAGAAACCATCCGCTCGTACCGGGCGTCAGCGGTGCCCAAATCGTTGAGCTACGATAGAGAATGCTACCTTGGGTCGACCCAAGCGAGGCATCGATAAGCGCGGACAGGGTCTCGCCTGAGATAACAGAAGCCCCAGAGTAGTAGGCGGCGTAGCCAACCGACGAAGAGTTGACCACCGGGCAAGGCGCGCCTGAGTCAACGAAGTTTGAATTGCCGTCGATGTCGACGCAGTGCGTCGCCGTCAGCGCCCCGGTCGTGGTCACAAACTTGGTCGTGTTGCCCGACACCGAGCCGACGCTGGGGGCCGCCCCCACGCCACCGCCGATCACCGGCATGTTCGCGGTCAACGCGCCCGAAGACGCCCAAGTCGAATTCGACGCGAAGTACGGAACTCCGCCCGACGTTCCGGCGACCGTCAGCGCGAGCGTCCCCGAGGTCGTGATCGGCGAGTTGGCGACGCTAATCAGACCGCCGGTGAATGTCTCACCGACGCTCTTGACCGTCCCAGCGTCGGTGATCCCATAACCACTGAGCGTTGTCGGGGTCGAGCCGACTTGTGTCCAAGGAACTGTAACTCCGCCCGGCAACGTCGTCGAGTCACCCAAAACCCCCGCGTTGTCCCACAACAATCCGCCGCTCGTCGAGGGCGAAATAGTTGTCGTACCTGGGGCGATCGAAGTCGCAACGGTGGAAATGGTGCAAGTCCCACCGAGCACACAAGACTGGCCATTCACCGTTGTTGCGGAGTGTGTCAAATCCGAGTTCGTCACAAGGCCCGGTGCAACAAACGCTCCTGTGATATTAAAGTTTGGTGCAATGAGTCCGCCCGGCAACGTTATTGAGTCGCCGAGCACGCCGTTGTTGTCCCAGAGCACCCCGCCATTCGTTTTCGGCGAAATGCTCGTCGAGCTAGGCGTTAGTCCCACAAAACCCGAAACTTGCGCAGGATTTAGCAGAACCCACGAGGTTCCAGTGCTGGTGAGCAGTGCGACATAGCCGGACTGGAGATCGCCTACTTGGAGGGCTCCACCAGTGGACCTCGTGATCGTCAGTGGTGGCGACCCCACCGGAGCGTAAGTCGGCGTGGTCGTGGTGTTCGCCGCAGCGGCAGTCAGAATCACCAGGTTGGTCGTCGTCCCGCAGGGAAGTTGTGCGGACGTGATGGCATCGGGGGTGCCCTGCGCCGCCACGTTCGCGATGCACTGGGTCTGCGCGATGCTCGGCGAAGCAATTGCCACCAGCAATCCTAACGCCCCTGCGATGCCCCAAACTCTTCTCATTTCAAGACTCTTTCTCGCACAAGGTCAGAAACCCGCCGAAACAAGCGAGCCAGAATGTCGCAATCCAGATCACGCAATCTCTCCAATCGCCGGCTGCGCATAGTCCGGGTCAGGCGTTACGCCATCGGCGAGAAACTTGACCGGCGGATAGATCGTCACGCCGGCGGGGACCGCCAGCAGCCCTGAAGCGAACGGGTTGAGACCGTTGATGCGCAGCCGAGACCAATAGCCGGGCTGGCCATCAACCACCCCGACCACGTTGAGGAAATATGACGCCTGCGGGTTTGGGTCGCCGGGAATCGGGCCTTGCGTGATGAAGGTGGCGTTCGCGGCGTCCCAGAAGCCCATGCTTTGCGCGAGGGCCTGAAGCGTCGGCGCGTCGGTCGAGTCGATGACGAAGTCGGTCAATGGAGCACCGTCGTTAGGAGCGTGTTGCGTTGGAGGACGGCGGCGGGAAGGGCGGTGGAGTAGAGGGCGAGCTTGGTGATGTAGCCGTCAAGAAATTTCGTCGTAGGAATCGATCCAATGAGGGCTGAACTTGGAGTTTGAAACAAGGCATTATCATTTGCAATGCTCCCGCCGTTACCAACTAAAGACCTACCAGAACCGTTAAACGAAACGCCAGATCGAACAATTCCTGTGTATGACCCCGACCCAAGAGGCGTGCTTAACACCGCAGCGCCAGCGCGGCTGTACGCATTCGTTGCGTTGGTGGCCCGAAGAAACCAGCTCTGTACTACATTCCCGTAGATGATGCTTGGCGACTGAGCTGCTGACGGAGAATCGAGATTGTTCGTCTCAGCTACTATCGCCCCTTGCGCGCCCTGAAGCACACCCAGCGCCACCCCCACGATCCCCACCACGTCCGCCGAGCGGGTGACGGAGGATGCGCCGGTGGGGATGGCGCTGGTCGCGAAACCGCCCAACTCCACCTGCGGGTAGCTCATCGTCCCAAGCGTCGTAACGGTGACGACGAGGCTGGTAGTCAAGGTTGTGCCGGTGTAGGTCGTGCGGGTGGGGTAGGCCGAGCCAGTCATGACCTGCGTCAGCGCGCCCGAGAGCGTCAGAACGCCTGTGCCGTAGAAACTGATCGAGTAGGCTTGCCCGCTGGCGACGGTAACCGTCTGCGTCGCAGGCGAGCCCGAGTTGAGGAACAGATTCGTCCGCGCTTCCTCGATCCTCAGCCCCAGCGGCGCGAGCGTCGTCGACGAGTAGTCAAACGCCGGGCCGTAGTAGGCCGCGCTGGTCGTGACAACCTGATCGCCGGGGCGGGGAGTGGTTTCGTAGGTGATAGCGGAGAGGACGGCTCGCGTAACCGATCCAGAAACCGTCAGCGTGAGCGTGCCAACAGTCGGCCCGGTGACTTTGAGGTAGACCTGATTGTTCGCGCCGGTCCCGTTGAGCGTTCCTGTCGCCGCTCCGCTCAGCGTGACGGAGCCGGTTCCGTAGAAACTCAGCAGATAGTTCCACTGTGGACCTACCGTCACGCCTTGCGTCGAGAGCGTCGCGTTGTTCAGCAGCAAGCAATTCGGGGCACTGGTGATCGCCCCCGTCGCGTCGGTGATCGTCCGCAGCGACGCCCCGGAATAGGTATAGAGGCTCGGCGGGAGGGTCGAGTTGGTCTGCGTGAAGTCGGTGTAGACGGCGAGGGTGTAGCCGCTGTTCATGCGCAGGATGTTGAGGTTTGGAGTCTGGGCGCAGGCGAGCGCGAGGCCGAACCAGACAGCCGCGAGAGCGATGAGCGTCCGGCGAAGCATCAGTTCAACTCCGCCTTGAGGCTGATGTGCTTCGATGCGGTCAGCACGCCCGATCCCGAAGTCGCCTGGAGCGACCAGTAGATCGTCGTAGCGATGGTGCTGAGATAGTTGCCGACGTTGATCGAACAATTCGTCTCAATGCCGTCGCCCCAGACCGCCGAGGGGAATGCGCATGAGTACGACGCAAGGTGGTGGCCCGAAGCGCCGGTTGACGGCAGCCAAGTCCCATGATCGCCGTTGGTCCACGTTACGGCGTCATCCCACAAGTCGACCTGCACCGAAACCCCGGCCCACGCCGTCGAGAGCGTGTCGTCGGTATAGAGCCGCAGCCGAGGGATCGCGCCGCCGGCCGCCGGCATGGAAAACGACGGATTGGTGATGTTCGCGGCCGTGCCGTTGTTGGCGATCAACTGCCCCGCAGTGTACGCCGTCGTCGTCGAGGTCAGGTTCATCGTCGAAGCGGCAGGAACAGTCGGGGTGACCGCCCAGGTGCCGGACTGCGTCGCCCCAAACGCTGTGTTGCCGATACTGCCGCCGGCCTGGAATGGCGTCCCGAGCGCCGTCACAGCCGCTTGCGCCGACTTGCTGATCTGCTTCCATACCGACATGGCGCTGATCGGCGTCGTGTCTGTCGCCGCATTCGCCGCGTCGGCCTTCGTCCCCTCAGTGGCGTTCCATCCATCAACATAGGAGTCAGTGGCCCCAGCCGTATACAGCGGCGCTCCGCTGCTGTTAGTGGGGGTCACTGGGAGGGGATACGTCGAATTCGCCGGGCACTGCCCATACGTCGTCACACCCGAGGCATCCGTCGAGGCACACCGCCAGAACATCGTGACGTCCGCCGCAGACGCAGGAGTGAGCGCCGCGAAGAGTCCCCACCCCAGAAGGCCCAACAGGACTTTCGAAGTCGCCATGCGAGTCACTCCTTCCCAATGCGTTCCCCGAGATACGCCGTCGCTCCGCGGAGCGACTCCGACCCTACGGAGGGCTGTGGCCGAAGGAGAGTTTCATAGCCGCCTTCGGGACTGAACACCACCGAAGCCTCGCCGGGGCGGGGGCTTCGCCGACAGGACGCCGCTCCCGCATCCGGATCCGGAGTGTCACCCCCGCGGAGTGGACGCTCCGCAAGGGCTCTCGTATCGTTCAGGCGCTTTGGCATCGCGGGGCCTCCTTCGGCGTCATTTCCCATACTTCACGTGCGGCGTCTCGTGCCGGATGTGATCCGTGGTGTGGTGGATGCCGCCTTCGGAGTGGTGGTGGGGATGCTGGCGGTGGAGTTCCTCCGTAGCGTGCGAGAGGTGCGATTTGCCGGGGCCGGCAGCTTCGGCGCAGGAGCCACCTTCTTGAGCGCCCCGGACGTTTTCGTGCTTCTCGTCACCAACGCCTGCGGCAGGGGAGGGCTTCGACGAAGTCCCCCGATCATGCAACACGCGCCCTGCCGGGTTGGATTCTTTCATAAGACCCTTCATCGCTTTGCTCCTACTTCACTCACCTTGAGTCACGACCGCCGCGACTCCCATGATGCCACTTCGCCATCGTGTCCGCCCGGATAGCATCGTCCCGGATTTCACGGTTCCGCGAGTGTTCGGCCGAACGCAATCTCGCTCGGGGTATCTTGGTGTCCTCTGGAACCCCCAACTCCCGATGCAGCTTGCCCTTTTCGCCACCAGGATGGAACTCGGGGCTTCGTTCGCTTCGCATGGTAGGGCTCCTTCAACAGGAGAGGAAGATGCAGGATGGGGATGCTGGCAGGATTGCCACAGATCATGGCGCAAGCCTCGCTGAGTGATCCAACAACCTCCGCTCGGGGTGTTTCGCGAGTGAGGTTCTGGCAAATCACAACTCCACTAACTGGGCAACCTGAAAGTTGTCGGAGGAGTGGGAAGTACAACTTCCGCAACTGCGGATATGCTGCGACGGTCCAGGTCAGTTTCGCCTCGGCGACAATGATGCCATCGTTCCATCCGAGCAGAAAGTCCGCTTGTGCGTAGCCGTGGCCCTTCGCGTCGTCGAACTCGAACCAGACGCCGTGACGGGCGGAAGCAAACTGGGATGATGCGGCGACAGCCTCTTCGTATCGGACCCCGGCGGCTTTCGCGCCTCTCGGCCGCCCCTGCGGGATGCAGTTCGGGCGACTCTGCAAGATCCGGACGTGTCGGAGCCCCTGAACCTCCCGCGTTGTCACGCCGCGTCCTCCACCCGCTCGCCTTCGATGAGCTTCGCTTCGCGCTCCACGGACGCTTGGGGGGTCGCTGACGCAACGAAGGTGATGGTGATGGGGCCTGCGGCGCTTTGGAGCCCTCCGCGAAGCGCCTCGGACTTCATCGACTCGACCAAGAGGAGTTTGATCCCTTCATTGAGTTGTGACGTCGAGAGCGATTTCGGGTGGGTTTCAACGCGCTCCCGCAACTCGTTCAGCATATCCATCCCCACTTCCCGCATCGACCCGAGGAAGTCCACCGAGGCGATCTCCTCGACCGTGGTGTAGTGAAGGATGAGTTCGCGGAACGTCGCGTCCGCCGCAAGCCGCCCGATATAGCCTGGCGAGTAGCCAGTGATTCGGGACGCCTCGATGTGCGTTCGGCCCTGGGCAAGGAGTCTCGCCAGCGAATGATGCGAGGACTTGATTTCCCGGAGCGTGGGGGGAGGCGCTGGGGCGAGGAACCCTCCGGAGATGTCCTCGTCCGACAGAGTCCGCACCACCTCGATTCGGAGGGGCTGCCGGAGGCGCGAAGCTTGGGGGGTTGCTTCGTCTAGGAACGCGATGGCGTCCGATACCACATCGAGGGTGGGGGAGGGGAAAGCTTCGCTGGCGCGGACTTCGCTCGCTTGCGCCCTGAACGAGGAGGGGAGGATGGACATCCTACTTAGTAACCCTCCTCGTGAGGTCGGCGCGCGTGGGAGGAAAACAACCCCGCCGGTCTCGGGCTTACGTTACGCACACATACGCGCGCGCGTCAAGGGGGAAGGGACGCGACACGCGTTTGGCTGCGTCGCGGTGGGCGGGGCCGGGTCGCGGGGGGCGACGCAAGTCCGAGTCAGCGCGAAGGTCTGCTCGCGCAGCGTAGCGCCGTGGCATTGGGCGAATGACGCTTGAAGCCTCGTCGTGTCGGGGGTGTTGTCGTTTGCGACGTTGGGGGTCATGGTGGGTACTCCGGGGTTATTGGTCCTGTAGTAGCACAGGCGAACACGGCCGTCAAGGGGAAATCGCACAGGGGCAGGACAAAATTCGCCCCACCCATCGCTTTCGCTCCGTCGCGAGTCGCCGGGGCTGTCGCCCCGAACCCCCTGCGCCCCGAACCCCCTGCGCCCCGAACCCCCTGCGCCCCGAACCCCCTGCGCCCCGAACCCCCTGCGCGGAAGTCCAGAGTGATTTTTGGAAAGTACGTGGGGGGGTTATCCGACCTCGCTTAGGATCTCACTCTCGGCCGGTCCCCCCTCCGAAGGACCTGCCAGCGTGGCCGCGTGGTGCCAGAGGCGGGCAAGTCAGTCCACCGAACTGCTAGAGGGGCGCAACACGCGCCCCTCCAGAAAAAGAGGGGCGACGAATCGCCCCTCTCTCAGTGTTGCGTCCGTTAGATCACCACGTCCTCGCCGTCCGCCAGCGTGATAGCCGGCTTGGCCGCGAGGCGCTCGGCAACGCGGCGCGCGGCCTCGGCGGAGATCGCCTCCGCGACGGTGTGACCAGGACGCATCTTGAACGGCCAAGGCTTGCCGTCGGCGGTCTTGCCGACGAGCTTGCCACCAGCCGGGGCCGCCGAGACCTTGAACGCCGCAAGGGCCTCGCCGAAAGTGGCGTACTTGGGGCCGCTATAGGCGTCATCGTCGCGAGCGACCTTATGCCTAGGCGGCAGGACATACCACGGCCTGCCATTGTGCGTAAATTGCTGCGCGAGACCCTGGAGCCAATCCCGAGCGATCCTGTCCGCCTCGTCCGCCAGCGGGTCGCCGGAGCCTTCGCGAACCCCGACCTCATAACCCGCGACGAGCTTGTCATACAACGCAGTATGCGCCTCGGCGAGCGCAGCACGATACTCCTCGCTGTCCGACGTCGGCACCGCGCTATGCGGCACGTCAGCCGCCTTGGAGCCTTCATGATCCGCAAGCCACGCCTTGCGGAAAGCATCGTTGACCGTCCGCGCGGCTGCCTGGGATTCCAGGTAGCCAAGTCCAAAATAAACAAGGCTCGCCAACGTCGCATCGGGGAGCGGGACCGGCGCTTCGCGAACACCGATCCAGGTCAGTACCTTATTCAAAGTGTCAATAGTCCAACCGTTCTTTCTCGAGACGATCATGACATGATTCCTTTTTGCTTGCAGGGCGACCCTTTGCCGTCCTGACAATGCCAACATAGTGCGCCCCGCCCAACCTGTCAAGCAAAAAGCGACGTGACCCGAACGATTCCGCCATACAAAAAAGGCATGGCCCTGGCGAAGCCCGAACGGGACGGCACAACGTTGACGGCGGCGCAATGTGCCCTGTAGGCCACTACACGGCGCAAGGGCGGGCTTCGCGGGGCGGGCTGGTATAGTGTGGCCCGAATCCGTCGCCGGTGCTATGGGGGCGTTTAAACAGCTTATGGCGTGTTGGACATGCGGCGTAGCCCGCCCCGTCCCTTAACGTCCTATGCCCCCTTGGCCAGGGCGGCCCTTGCGCCCGCCCCTATGGGCAGTAGTCTCAGTGGTAGTTCGGGAGTGTAGCGTTTTACATAGGCGTTTACCTAAACCGTTACTATTATTGTAAATGCCTACCATTCACGCCCCCAAAACCGCCCGCCCCAAAACTAGAACTCCCTCACTCCTGCACACTCCCATACTGATCCGATGCTACAACCTCCCGCACCATGTACTCTTTCTTTCAATAAAAATATATATATAAAAGGATAGGTATAGGAAGGCGAACCACAAGGCACGTTAGGAGACGGATCAACAAGAAGTGGGGCGGACGCAAAAATGCGCGTGAATGGCACCCATTTACAATAATGGTAACGCATTAGCAAAACGACCCCTGTAAACGGTCACAAACCGGCCGGGGCAACCCTTGCCCCGCGCCCCCGACTCCTGTAAACTACCCTCATCACAGGAGCCCGCCCCATGCCCTCAACTCCCACAACATTCCGCCACACCGCCGCGCCCCGGAATCCTCTATCACATGAACGCCTCCTCGACGTTTGCTATGCCTACAAAACACTCTACGAAGCATTTCTCTCTGCCGACGGCGAGGTAACTTCAGCGATTTACGAAGCAACCATGAAAGTCGAACGGGAAATCATCTGGTGGGAACAACGCTCAGCAACCCTCCGTTACGCCGCGAAACGCCAAGCGGCATATCGAGCTGCTGAACGCGATAAACGCCTTGGCGGAGGCTCCAGCGCAACATACGACGAAGCAACAGACACATTCGTCGGCAAGCCCGACTCCGACGAGCCTTCACGAGCCGATCTTCCTGAGACGACTCAAGCAACACTTGATAAGTTCAAAGTGGCGCAGGAAGCCCGCAACAAGGCTCCAGACACATCGGTCTATAAAAACTCAGGGTTAGTGTAAACAAAAGGAGCCTTGCAGATGGAAAAAGTCCCCACAAAAGCGAGTTTCGAACTCTCTGCAATCACCTCAGCATTGCTTGCACGCGGATGGAGCGTACTCAGCTACAACCAATTTCGCCGTAGCGAACCACGTGCTACGACAGACCGTCCAACACGAACAATACGATGCACTATCACAAACCAACGCAACGAAACTATCACTGGTGACGGATTCACCAAGTTTGATGCAGCTAGGGCAGCGCACGAAAACGCCGGGCTCGGGATGTTCGAACGACCTGGGCGAAGTCATGATCGAGCATCAACAGGACGACACCACTAAGGTTGTTCGGTTTCCACCAAAGTCGCTATAGCAAAATCGCTCTAGCCCCATGCCTTTTTTCGCTACGGGGCACCTGAATTAAGCATAGCAGGACAGCCACTTTGCCCTAGCCACGACCGCCCGCCTATGCTACCCTACCCCCGAACGATTCCACCCGCGCCGCAACGGAGCAACAAAGATGACAACCACAACAAACCCAACGAAACCAGAGATGATACTTTGGCTGAGCGCCGCAACAGGCGAATATATCCCACATGACTTCCCTAAGGAATCAACACGATGACAACCACCGAATATCAGGGCTACCCTAGCTGGAACGCCTGGCCGCAAACGAAACGAACAGCCCGGATTGTGCGGGACCCCCGCAACGCCGAAAAGGACTATTTCATTCCTGAGAAACGTGCGGAGGAACTCTACACGGCGGGCCTTCTGGCACTCTGTGAGTTGCGCTCCGAGGGCTGGAACTACCTCGCACCGAGAGGGGAATACATCGCATGACCACGGACGAAGCAGGGCTATTCGACGCAGCAATGTGTCGGAGGGCGTTGGAGGTTCTAACGACGGGGAACGAAGCCCCTCCGAGGGTCTACTGGCCCGATATCGCGCTGGCCTTCCTTGCAGGGCTCATCTGTGCGGCCCTCGGGATTATCGGGGCGATTTGGCTCTTCGGAGGGTGATATGACGCCAGTGGCAATTGCGCTCGAAGTAGGTGACACTTCGTTTACGCTTCGGATAGGTGACATTGTGCTCGAGGCGGCGCACGGGCGATTGGCGCGTGCAGCGACGGATACGACGTTGCTTCTGGCAAGCACGGGCGGAACGCTGACGCCGAAGCTCCGGGCACACTTCACGGAGCACTTTGGGCCGTCGCAACTTCCGTCGGGGCAGTGTGAGTTCTGTAAACTTCAAGGGAAGTTGCTCGCCGCAGAGGGCCGCCGCCGCCTCACCGAGCGCGAACAACGCGACCGAGCGAAGCCTCCGCAACACGGGGTAACGGTGCTCCGCACGGGGCTCTCCGGGGCGGGGCTAGAGAGGGCCGCAAGGGCTTCCGAGGTTCGCGAAGCGGAGAGGCTCCGTAAGTTACCGAAACTAAACCACATCAAGCCCGGCCGAGATACCGAAGGGGTTTGGTTCTAGGGTCCGGGCGTAGCCCGGCGAAAGGAGAAACAACATGGACGAGTTAGCCAAACAATTTGCCGAATTGGCTACGAAATTTGGACCGCAAGTATCCGATGCAGCAAAACAGGCTGTAGTCACAACGGTGTATTCGCAATTGGTTGGATCGGTTATTCCACTTGCAATCAGTGTGATCTTCTTAAAGGCCGGGCAGTGGTTATGGGAGCAAGACGATGACGATGGGTTTCTCAAACTATTCGCCTGTTTGGCATGGGGGGTTACGTTAGTATCCATTAGTGTCTTCTGTTGGCAGTGGATCGATCCGTGGACTTGGATCGCACTTAATCATCCGGAGTTGTATCTTGCTAAACGGGCCTTCGGGCTGTAAGGGAGCGAAGGGCGCGAACAGGACAGCACAAACGAGTTCTTCCCGCTCCCGGAACTTACTACCGCATCACGGAGTACGACGGCCGCGAAACGGTCGAGCTTCGAGATGAGATCAAATGGAACGTAGCACGCAACAAAGAAAGCGAAGCCAAATGACCAGAGTTCGCACCATCACAGTCCGCTGCAAGACCCCATTGGGAGTGTCGGACGAAGACATCGCGGAATTCATCATCAACGCGCTCGAGTCCGACGGCGGGAGCAGGCATCCAGACGACCCGCTGTTCGGCTCGCTCAGTGTTCATAACGTCGAAATCCGAAACATCATTTATGTAAACCCCTCACAGAAGGATGCCCAGTGATGAAATTCCTCCTAGTTGGCACGGCGTTCACCCTCGGCGCACCGGCGATCATCTCGAAAGGGCTCCCACAGTTCGCCAGAGTGACGCTCCAGGCCGAGCCCGAGAACCCCTACGACCCCAACGCGGTGAGGGTCTTCGTCGCCCGCGATGCGGTCATCGAGTCGCCAGAGCTTCACGAAGCGTTGGCGGCCTTCGGACTCACTTTCGAGACCCTCGACTTTCCGTTCCCCCTCGGCCACCTCGGGGCGAAAGCGGAGACCAAAGCCGCCAAGGCGGCCCTACGGGAGGGGCACCAGTTCGAACTCTGCGCGGCGTGGCATCTCCTCGCCGAGAACGCCCGTAGCGCCGGGCGGCTCATTCAGCACCCGAATGGGTCCATCTTGGTGGAGGTGACGCTATGACCACAACAATTTCAACCCACCAAGCAATAGAACTCAAGTTCGACGCCAGCCGTTATTCTGACTCCGCGATGGTTGGGGGATATCTTCGGGTTTTGGTTGTTTGCGAACTTGCAAATGTTACTACATACGTCAAGGTGGGGTGTTCTTCCCTCTGCCGCAACGAGGTTGAGTTTGTCATCCACACGTCGAACCTTGCACTGGTGGATCATTTCATCGATATTATAAGGGTCGTAAATGGCCCAATCGGGTCGCTCAGCCCGAAACCCAAGGAGGCCCTCGCAGATGGCGACCCGGCAGAATCTTGAGGCGCTTCTGAGACTCCTCAGCGAAGAAGCCTCCGAGGGGGTGAAGATGGCGCCCTCGGCGGAGCTTCGCTGGCTCGATGTCCTGGTCCGGAACTGTGAAAGTGACCTCGAACGGATTCGACAGGGCTTGGACGAGCTTCTTCAAGGCGAAAGCGACATGAAGCAATGGGAGATTCCGTTATGATCGAAGACGTGCTCGCGGAGTACACCGCCGAAGGGTTCGTAGTGACGAACACGTTCCAGAAGACCGCGGCCGAAGGCGGGGTGTTCGGCCCGGTCGGGTGGGACGTTTACATCCGCAATGACCGCAACACCCGCTCGGGTCACGGCTCCGGCGACACCATGGAAGCGGCGCTCCGTGCGGCATTCCGAATAGCAATGGAAGGCCCGACATACGAGCTCCCACAGCGGGCCGAAGGTGGAGCGACGCTGGCAGTGTCTCGTCGTCCCGTCTTCGCCCCATCACCTCCGAAGCTCATTCTTGAGGGCACCGCAGAGTCGGACGAACTCTTCTGACCCAAAGGAGTTCCACACCATGATGCTTCCATACTTTCGTCGCCGCTACCGCTTCACCGGCGATCGCCGGTCGTCAGTCCAGATCATCATTGTGTATCGAGACTGGATTTTAACGCTCTGACCCGAAGGAACTGATCCCATGCCCACTCCCGAACAGCTCGCCTCCATTGCCGACCGCGACCCCGTCGCCGCCGCGCGTCGTGTCGACGCCCGCGAACGCGCCGAGGCGCAGATCGCTACTCGCTTATCCGATTTGGCCGAGGCGGCCATTATGAACCTCTATCTCCATGCGCTTCGCCACGGCGGCCGGATGGACGCCACGGACGCAGACGCGGAACGACTCCGCGGCCTCCGCGCTTGGTATAACGCCATCGCGACCGGCGGCGGGGATCAAGAGGTGATTCCCGGCGGCTTCGGCGAGCCGTTGCGAACAGCATTTACACGAGCGGCGGCGGTCGCGGCGGCCCTCGCGCCGCAAGCGGCAATCCGGGAGGGCGGGTCGAAAGCCGAAGCCGCTCAGGAGGAACGGATGGCGGGGAGGTCGGAATGAAAGTGCACATGGCCGTAACTTTTGATGAAGTTTGCGAACTTAAGCCATGTGCATCGGGCCTTAAGTTCGCGTCCAAACAACTCGGAGGCGTCGCGGCGTGGAACGCCAAGCCAGCGACGATGGCCGATCTGCGCGCAGTTGGGGTGCCTTTCGATGATCTAAAATGGCTCGCAGAGTCATTGGGGGGTATTAATGACGACGCCAGACGACGCTTTCATCTATGGCATGCCGATTGTGTGGCTCATGTGCTGCACCTCTACGAACGGAATGGCAAATCGCCGGCTCCGCGCGAAGCGATTGTTGCGGTGCGTCAGTTGGCACGGAGCGAAATGACTGCCGCCTATGTCAACGCCATCCACGACCTCGACACCGTCTACGCCGGCGCCTGCGCCATCGTCTACGCCACCGCTGACGTCCGGGCCGCGCTGGAATGGCAGCTTGATCGCCTTGTGGCATGGTTCAGCGACGAGGAGCCAAAGGACTGGCCGTTGCCAGTTCCGGAAGGGAGTTCATGACCATGAGCGATGTCGTCAACGACTTTTTCAAACGTCATTATCCGACTGACCTAACCGAGGACGATTTCGTATACGCCTCGACGCTGATCGGCCCCATGCGTCGGATAAAACAACGGACCGAGACGAGAAATCCGATCTTTCCTCGCATGAAGTGTGTGGACGGCTTCACCATGTCCGTTCAGGGTCACGCCGGAGCTTACTCATATCCGCGCGATGACTTTGCGGACAGCTACGTAAAAGTAGAAGTCGGCTTTCCGAGCGAGCGCGAGGAACTTCTGATGCCCTTTGTTGAGGATGAAGACCACCCGATCGAGACGGTTTACGGGTACGTGCCAATCGCCGTCATCGAGCAGATCATCGCCAAGCACGGCGGGCTGATTTGATTCCTATCCGATTAAAGCCCAGCGGAGCTAGATCATGAAGATGTCTGAAACGGAAGAGAAGGCGAAAACACCTTACGAAATTCACAACCGCGATGCGGGCCGCATAGTTGCTGAGATCGTTTGCCCGACCCTTGACGCGGGCGGCGACACAAAGGACGTTCTCATTCTGCTTGAGAGCGTCGTGACCGGCGTCTTGTCTGTCGTTGTCAAGATTGGCGGCGATAACGAAGTGCTTGACGTGTTCATTGCTGGCGTTCGTCAGCGCATGGCCGAAATCAGGCTTGGCAATGCCACGGCTAGCGGCAATGGGTGAAAATCGGATAAGCACGGTTGATTTCGTGACTTCTCATTTCGACCTCGCCCGTCATGCCGCGATTCCGATCGGCGCTATAGCGGCCTGCGCTCTTGCGGGGCTCCTGTCGTTTCCTCCCGGCCCCGCCAGCGCGCGACTGCCCGCGCCAGCCCCTACGATCCTCACTGAGGCGAGGGAAGGTGGCTACGGGGGATTGGATCGGGGATGGTTTGCGTTGCCCGTCCTGGCGAGCCTAGGACAGGAAAAGCCCTATATCGACGACCGAGGAATGGTGCGCGCACCAGAGCGAGCCCCCCCCTCCATTGTTGCGCCAATTGTACAAATTCATCGTACAGCTATGCGTCGTTCCCCCGTTCCCCCGACCGTCGTCGCACCCCCCGAC